CAAGGGTATAAATAAAATGATGCTGATGGATAATATGTACTTATCTATTCGTAAAATATTTAAGTAGAATTTGGTACTACTTTATGATATAATGTATGAAAAAAAAATATTAAATATCATAAAGGAGATAATATGAAAGAGCAATGGAGAAAAGTTGTAGGATATGATGATTATTATGAAGTTAGTAATCTAGGTAGAGTGAGGAGCATTGATAGAACGATACAATATACAGATGGCAGAGTTGTGCATAGAAAATCAAAAATATTATCTCAAAAAATTGATAGAGGATATTATTCTGTCACGGTATCAAAAAATAATGATAAAAAATTATTAAAAGTGCATCGGCTTGTTGCACAGGCATTTATACCAAATACTGATAATCTTCCTTGTGTTAATCATAAAGATGAGAATAAGGAAAATAATTCTGTTGATAATCTTGAGTGGTGTACTTATGAATATAATGTAAATTATGGCACAAGAAATAGACGGGCTAGTGAGAGGTTAAAAAATAGACCTAGTAAGTTGAAGGGAGTGCCTAAGTCATTAGAGACCCGTAAGAAAATGAGCATGTCTATGAAAGGAAAACAAAATTGTTTAGGAAGAGTTTTATCTGATGAAACAAAAAAGAAAATAGCCGAATCTAATAGAATTGCTCATTTAGGCACTGTTCGTAGCGAATGTTCAAAACAAAAACAGGCATTAAATAGGGCGGCATTAAAAATAGATGATGTATTTGAGATAAATGCCTTATTGAACAGTGGAATGTCAATAAAGGAGCTTTCTATACAATTTAATGTTGCTATGTCTGTAATAAGAAAGGTAGCTAGATTTGACGGCATATACGGTAAAATACTTAGAAGGGAATTAGTGTAATATATGGAAATCGCAGATGTAAAACAACAGATAAAGACAGGCAACTTTCAAAAATCCTACATCTTTTATGGTGAAGAACATGCCGTTATGAAGATATATCTAAAAATGATGGCAACAAAAGGCAACATGAGATTGACCTATGTTGACAGTCTCCTAGATTTAATGACTGGAGCAAAGACAAAAGCATTAGTGCCAGAGCGCCATTTATATGTAGTATTAGATGATAAGGAATATCTCACTAATGAGAAGATGTGGGAGAAGTTTACGGGACTAAAAGATGATGTGGTAGTCTTTTATTACACCTCAGCAGACAAGCGTTTAAAATTTTGGAAGAATAACAAAGACCGTGCTGTCGAGTTCAGCAGATTAGAAGATAGGATATTAGTCAAATATATCAAGAATGAGGCCCCTATGCTGAGTGATGCTCAGTGCATGAAATTGATTGAGGCGTGTGATGGGTATTATGGAAGAATACTTTTAGAGATTGATAAAGTAAGAAATTACTCCATTGCAGAAGCAGTAACTGTAGATTGGGCATTTGATACTCTTATAGAGCAGAAGCAGATATATTTCCAACCCAAAGATGCAATATTCGATTTTGTAGCCGCTGTATTAGAGCGCAGACCTTCTAAAGCATATAATCTGTTGCAAGATTGCAAAGCAGTCGGAGAAGCGAGCCTGGTCATTATTTCAGTGCTTTATAATAATATTAAGACATTACTACAAGTACAATCAGCAAAAGACACCAGGAGCTTAGGATTGAACGGGTTTGCAGTAAAGAATGTTATAGCGTACAAGAACAATTATACGAATGGGGAGCTAGTTAATGCCTTGAGCATATTGAGAGAGTGTGAAAAGGGAGTCAAAACAGGGACTATTCCAGATGATTTGTCAGTGGAGTATTTCTTAGTTAGAGTCATATAAAGAAAGGAGAATTGTTATGTTATGTCCTAGTTGTAATGGAGAAATATCTGTATTAGAGACAATCAATCAGCAAAAAGCCACACTCCGATACAGAAAATGTGATGTGTGTGGCTTTAAGTTCTACACTAGAGAAGAGGTTGCACCGTCTGAGCAAGTAAAGCCTTATTTTGATGAGTGGATTAGAGAGCGTCAGAGAAAATGCCGGGCTAAAAAGAAAGGAGTTGAATATGAAGTCAGCTTTGGAGATGGAAGAGAAAAGCCAATCGTTCCTAAAAAACCAACATCCCCTCTGTTTTAGATGTGGTAGAAAATTGAGAAGCGAAGAGAGCAGAAAACTTGGTATGGGTCCAGTATGTTATAGAAAATGGCAGAATGAGCAGAATACCAAACCATTAATATAGAGGTGATATATGAAAGATAAAGTTTTTATTGCCAAACTAAAAAAGCGTCCATTAAAGGTAGTGTACCCTTATATGTGTCCATTTTGTGATGAGTTAGGCTATCCTATAAGTGAGCAAGAGTTTAAGCCATTAAGGTTGCCCGATGAGACTCTACAATTATATAAATGTATGCTAGGTCATACATTTTTTGTTAGGGAGACACTTGTGAAAGACCAGTCATGGGCAGAGGATAGATGCAATAATCCGGATATGAAAAGGAAATCATCATTCTGGAAAAGACAGTTAAGACAAGCTAGATATGGAGTAGATGAATTACAGGATTGAGTTGTTTCTACTTATAATATGAAGAAAATCGACTAGACTATTTGCCTAGTCGATTTTTTTATTGTTCCAGTTGCAAAGTAGTTATGCCCGATATATCATGTACTTAGTAGCAAACAACAAGCATATTGAAAGGAGTTTATTATGACAGATTTTGAAAGGGTACTAATCAATCGTGACCACATGACAGTAGATGAGGCTAAGAGAGCTAGAGCTGAGGCAAGACAAGCTATATGGGAAATGATTGAAGATGGGGCATCATACGATGATGTAGAGGATATGATGTCAGCAGAGTACGGGCTAGAAATGGATTACATTGAAGAATTGATTTGAGAAAGGAGTAAAGGCTATGGTAAAGATTACAAAGAATTGTATGCTGTGTGGTAAGAAGTCATCTCTGGAGATTACAGAAGAGGTGAACAAACTGTATCAGAGATATTTAGCAGGATACGGATATATTCAAGATATTCCCCTTGATGCAGACAAGAGGGAGTTTCTGAAAACTGGTATGTGTTCTGAGTGTCAGCACATTTTTGATGAGCCTGAAGAAGATGAAGAGGAGGTATATGTATAATAGCAGAACAGTTTACCACAACATTTTGGACAGATTTCAGAATAGCTGACGCCTTTGGCGTCAGCGCAATCAAAGATACCTATAAGAGAGCGTTTAAAGAGTGGAAGAAGGAGTACAAGTATCTCACAGATTTGGTAATGGTTCTCAATCATTCATGCTGGTATTGGTATGATATGGGCAATCAGGAGCTGAGTGAGCTGTATTCAGACCTTTACTATGAAGCACATGAGTATGCCTGCAACCATCTTAAAGGTGATGAGCTGAGATATTATCTGGAGACAACAGATTAAGTTCCACTTGCTATGGTAGCAGTCATGTGCTACCATAGAATTAGTAAGAAACAACTAAACATATTTTGAAAGGAGATATGTTATGCCACATGATGAATACTATAATGTAATGCCAAATTCAGAAGTATTAGCTAAGGAGTTAGACAAGTATATCCGACATATAGAGGACTGCCTTGAAGAAGATTGTCTTCCTGAAATACGACTTGATATGCAGTCTCAGCTCTATGCCGCTAAAGCTGTGAGAGAAAATGTAAGGAGAGTATATGATGAGTGATTTTAGGGATTTCCATACTATGACAACTAAATCGGGGCGTACATTTACGCCCCTTAGTGATTATGATGTTTTAGAAGAGATTTATCAGGATATGGGTGAAGATGTACATGATTATGTGGCAGAGAGAATATTGGAAATAAATGTAGAGGAGAATATCGCCCAACAGAAGTTTAATTCTGATTTCCATAATCTTGAACAGTCAAATGAGAGCTGGCATAATTTTGTAGAGGAGACCGCAGAGCGAATAGAGCAGATAAGGCAGCTTATAGAGGACAATAAACTCACAAAAGCCAAGATTTCAGTGGAACTATTTAAAATCTATAAAGATATGAGAGGAGAATTATAAGATGAAGGAATTAGAGATGGCATTATCAGCAGTATCAAGTCAGGTAGAAGAGATTATAGGGCAGATGGTACATACTCCAAAGGGAAGTAAGGAGTACGATTATCTTGTAGGCAAACTTGAAGCCTATACAGATGTACAGAATCTTATTATATGGAGACTGAATGTGCTGAGAAAGGAGACCAAGTGATGCTGTGGATTGTAGTGATTGCAATGATACTAATGTCTCTTGGTGGAGCTAACTTTAGATAAGTTCCTGTTGCATATCTTGTGTGCTTGTGCTACCATGTAGTTAGTAGAAAACAACTAGCACACAAGATATGAAAGGAGTACCAAGATGAATCAGATAACAGTTAATGGATGGGTAAGAGTTTCTAAGATGACAGCAAGAAGGCTGTATGGTGAGGGCAAGACAATTAGACTTGTGCCTGTGAAAGTTTATGTGGACAACAATATGTTCAACCTCGACATCAATAAGGGAGATAAGTTTGATGTAGAGCCTCTTGAATGGGAGTTGAAGTTTGATAGTAGAGTAAACCATTTTGAATTTTACAACTGCCAGTACAACGAGCTTGGTAAGTATTCAGCATACTATGTAAGAAAGGAGGAATTAGCATGACTGAGTACATCATAGTAGGAGACACAAAGAGTTTTAAGGATTGCCTTATAAAAGTATGTAAGGGCTCAAGAGCTTTCGCAGAAAAGACGTTGGAGCGTATGTTGTACGCTCCAACAGAGAATGACCTTCTTCTTATGAAAGGACATAAGAATCTTAGAATTAGGAAGTAGTTGAAAACGAGCAATGGTGGAATGACCCATTTTTAGCAAACTGAAAGGAGAATAATTATGAGTGAATTAGGATATGAGTGCTGTATTTGTGGTAAGATTTGTACAGATTGGGGAAATGACCCTTGGCCAGTAATAGAAGCAGAAGATGCCAGATGCTGTGATGAGTGCAATGCCACTATAGTTGTTCCAGCAAGATTAGAGAGATTAAGGAGAAAGGAGAATAATAGATGAGTAACAGCATAAGAACCGAAGAAGCGCAGGAGTTAAAAGAGAAATTAGAGGCATTAGTTAAAAATGCGGGATATGAGAATATTCATCAGTTTTGTCTGGACGCAAAGTTAGACCAGTCTAATCTGTATTGCAATCTTGATGGCACATGGAAGATGTCTGTTTCCAGAATGTTCAATATAGCTAATATGTTAGGCGTATCAGTAGTTCAGATACTGGAAATATTCTATCATAAAGAGTTTTTGGAAAATCAAAAATTGCTGTGAGTTCCTGTTGAAGGACAGTTTTAGATATGCTACCATATAATCAGTAGCAAACAACTAACATATATTCTGAAAGGAGAATGAATTATGAGAGCAACCAAGAACGAGATTAAGCAGTGGTTAGACACACAGGTAGGGGCTATGTATATTCAGCACAATATGTTGACCCTTACAGAGAAGATTGACTACCTGTCTGATGATGAGAGGGGTGAGATAGTTCCTGACATCGTACTTAAAAACTACTCCAGCACAGACCATATACACATTGGCAATGAGGCGCTGAGATATGTAGCGAAGATTATGGAGCTGCCCATAGCAGTAGTTCCTAGAGGGAACGATGAAGATTATCCTTACGAGTTGCAGTTCTACTACAACGGAGTTCAGTTCATGGCGCTTGAATCTGAAGAAGCCTACAAAGAGAATGGAGAGCTGGCGTAAGCCAGCTCTTTTTAGAAAGGAGAGCCTATGAGCTGTAAAGCTAAGACCTGTAGGTACTATAAGAAATGTCTTGCCAAGAGAGATTTAGTGGGAGATACGAGATGTGGTGACTATGAGAGAAAGGAGATTAAAGATGAGCGAGAGATACGAAATAGTTCCAGGAAGAGGTAGAGTAAGAGTAGATGATAGCCCGATAAGTGAAATGATTATTACAGACAATAGTAGAGGTCAGAGAAGAGAGACTCCTTATGAGAGAACAAAGAGACAAGTCTATGCCACAGGTAATAAGTGGGCGATAGAGAATTTTCACGCAACACACGACTGATTTATAGGTACTAGATTGTGAGCGCCAGGAGTCTTTCTGGCGCTTTATTTATTTTAGATTGATAATTTATATGTCAGCAGATAAAAGAAGCGAGGAATCGAAGCCGGATAGCATGAAATATTCCTGTTGCAGAGATAGAAAATCTATAGTACCATATACTTAGTAAGAAACAACTAATGTTTATATCGAAAGGAGAGTAGTTATGAAGAATCCTACCTTAGTATTTTTTGATGAGATGTATGGTTATACCGCAAAGTCAGAGAGGAGAGCTAACAGAGAGCTTTCCGAGAAAGAGTTGAGAAAGTGGTGGAAACATCACACAAAGAGACTGCCTGAGAATATTTCAGTAGCCGCTGTATATGAGAATGAAGACGGGGAGATTAGAGATGCCACAGAATATTGGTTCATGCACGAATGTGCCAAATATGCAGAAGCACATGACCATGTATTTAATTGAAAGGAGAGAAGATTATGAAGTGCGGATGTTCAAATTGTAAGTATTGTAAATGTTATCCCGGGAGATATTGGGATCCCGATGATTATGAGTGTGTCTCGACTGTTTGGGACAATGTTGTAGCTGATGAAGAAAAGGTGAGACGAGCTTGGGAAAATGGAGAAGAATGGGAGCACAATGAAGAACCTTTATGCCCGGGATATGAAGAAGCTCCCACAGAAGAAGATGAGTATTGGGATAGATATGCCCATGAAGAGCGTTTCAGTGAAAGGAGATAATGCTATGGATAAGAATGAGATATGGGAAGAACTGATTGCAAGAGGTATAGCCACAGAAGCAGAATTACAGCTGGTGACTGACATCAATGGATATTCCGAAGAGACATTGATGGATGTTCTGTTTGCAAGAACCGGCTATAGAAATTTTGAGCAGATGGAAGATGAATAATCCTGTTGCAGGACGACTTACTCTGTGCTACCATATAATTAGTAAGAAACAACTAGCACAGAGTAAGACTCTATGCCGAGCGTATATCGCCAGTGTAGATGCTGAAAATGCCAGTACACAGATTGAAAGGAGAACGATATGAATGTGAAGGAAAGAGCCAATGCAGTAAGAGCGATGGAGATGTTAGTACGCTCCGTCAACAATGAAGAATTGATAGAGCCCTGGCTTATGTGCGGGGTAGCAGATGGGGATATTGATGAGAATACCACAGACGATGACCTTGAGTGTTATCTGGACGATGATACGTTTGCAGACCTGATGTATCTGTTCACCAAGATTATGAGCAGAGCGCATAAAGATGGAGGTCTATATATAGATAAGGTTGTTAGTCGTGATGAGTAATATTCCAGTTGATAGGGTAGTGCCTGTGTGCTACCCTATAATTAGTACAGAACAACTAATGTTTATATTGAAAGGAGTATATTATGAGTACAAAAGTAAACCTTGGAACAAAGAAAGCAGACGAGCTGATTCACGATTTCCTTCACAATCATTATAAGGGTACTACCATTTGGGATGTGTATAAATCAGTCAGCCGTGAGAAAGCAGAGTCCTGGAGAAAGATTGAGAGAGAGTGCGAGTCAGTAGACGGGTTTAACCTTCATATCACAGGAGCATCCTCTTACACTTACTCCTGCATCTACGCTTTTCAGAATGAGGACGATAACATCGTGCTGAGAAAGCACACCGCGGAGAATGTATATGACCTAGAGCTTGAGCCCGGTGATTATGTAGAGCTGATAGAAGTACCCAGAGGTGATTGGGGATAATGATTCACAGGCAACAGGAATGTCAAAGTTCCTGTTGCTTTTCTTTTAGAGATGCAGTACCATATTCTTAGTAGAAAACAACTATAACACACATCGAAAGGAGTAACCAATGTTTACAAAGCACACCTATTATGTATTTAACGACAACACCAGAGATGTTAGGGAACTGACAATGATGCAGGTCTACGAAGCACTCAGCAACGGTTTTACCGTTCTGATGATTAAGTGAAAGGAGAAATAGTGATGAGTAAGATGGGATGTTATAACTGCGTAAATTGTGAATGGAATGAGTCTGACCGCATATACTTTTGTAGTAAAGAGAAGCAGGTGGACGAAGAAGTATTTGATTCAGTTTGGTTATGTGAAGAAGATTGGGAAAGAGATGAACAGCCCTTATGTTCAGAGTTTAAAGAAGGTGGAGGTATAGAGTGATGAGAAAATTTGTAACTACCTGTATAGATGAAGAGACAGGATACACCATGGTATTATCAGAAGTCAGCTACAATGTAGCTATGGACTGGTTACAGAGAGAAGTACAGAAGTACGGAAGAGAGATATTCCGAGTAGAGAATGAGGACACTAATCACATGACCATCTATACAGGTAAACCTAGAATAGATTGCAACGAGAAGTGGTTTACCAATATAGTGAAGTTCTACTATGATGAAGTCCGTGGATACTTGATGGAGGAATAAGATATGTGTGAATACCCATGTAGAAACTGCATATACTTTAAGGAATGCGGTGAGAATATGAGAACAATGCCATGTGAAGGCAGAATGACAAAGACAGATAAGAAAAGAAGGGATGCCCTTATAGCAGAGGGTGAAAAAGAGCAGGCCAGAAGAGCATTTTATGAAGATTGAAAGGAGACCCATTATGTGTAAATGCGAAGATTGTGTATGGTTTAAAGAGGACTTTGAGTATGACGATTATACGGATGCAACCTTTGATTACTACAAGTGCGTCCTAAGGGATGAGATTTTAGATACTCCAGACAGAGAAGCGTGTGTAGATTATGAGGCTTGAAAAAATAAAGCGTTAGGAGTCGATTCCTGACGCTTTATTTTTGTTCTTGAATAAATTATCAAAAGCTAAATAAAAACGTCAGGAACAAAGCCTGGTGAGCGTGAGGATATAGATTATATTCCTGTTGCATACTGCATCAGCTTGTAGTACCATATAATCAGTAGTAAACAACTAATGTATAGATTGAAAGGAGAACCAAAGATGAAGATTTTATTAACCGCAAGAATTGATGGGGCAAGATTTGAAGATGAGACTACCGGGGAAATCATAAGAGCATATGAAGGCTATGAGATTCTCATAGAAGATGCCGAAAGTCTGATGATAGAAGAAGAGTCCGGTGAGCTTGTAGCAAATGTATTTTATCCCACTTCTGAGAACGAAGTTTCACAGCCCTTCACAATGTATTCCTTAAATGAGTGGAATGTTTATACAAGAGACTAAAGTCCAGTTGAAAGGGTAGCACCAGTGTGCTACCCTATAATTAGTAGAAAACAACTATCATTTATGAAAGAGAGGATACCAAAATGACAAGAGAAGAAGCCAGAGAGAATATGAGACCTGTAATGCAGTATATGGCATGGTTGATGTTCAACAGCTTTGATGACCAGGAAATGAGAGAAGCAGAAGAGACAAAGCCAATCAATGGCGAAGAGATAACAGCAAAGAGAGGAGTTTACCTCTTAGTCAGAAGTTTTGAATAATCCAGTTGCTAGGGTATCACCCATGTGATACCCTATAATTAGTAGAAAACAACTATTTATTGAAAGAGAGGAGCCATTATGTATACCGTAGAAATTTATAGCACGAACAAGAAACTTAATCCTGTAATCAGAACAGAAGTAAACCATCTGGATTATGCTGATTCAAGAGACTGCTACCGCTATTATGCAGACCTTTATAAGAACGACCCTTCCGTAGTCGTTGATGTTATAGATGAAGAGTGGGCAATGGTAGTGATGAGCACAGACCCCGAATTTTGAGAAAGGAGACCATTATGTTGAATATAAATGTTGGAAGATACACAAGACCTGAGGATGAAGATGTAAGAGTTATAGCACATGGGTGGGGATTATACGGCGCAAAACATGAGCAAGACCATATTAAGTATGAAATGGATTATGCACCAGGCTTCTCAGTAGAAGAACTAATATCCAGTGCCAGTATAGAGCTAGGTATAGAGTTCTATAAACAGTATGGTGAGCCATGCTACATGAGTAGCATATACATCCTCAACGAGTTCGACTATAAGGATTACCTCATAGAGCTTGAAGAGAGGCGAAAAGAGTGGGCAGAGTGCCTAAAATGATACCTTAATTTATAGTAACCCCTAACAAAGAATGGTATTAACTACAAATAGGAAGATGAAAAATACTTTTACGCTACAAATCAACGACAACTCCAAAATGAAAATTTTGGCGACCCCAAAAGAGTCGCCAAATACAGTAACCATCTATTCTACACTACTATCACATCAAGAGCAAAAACAGGGCGGAATAAAGAGAAGCAGTATAACCATAAATCCTAATATCCATATTAAATAATACCATTAGTAATAGTATAAGTAGAGGAGAGCCATTTCAGTAGCCATCTAGCCTAATCGAGCATCCTTCTAGTTTTCCTCGCTGTCTCGTAAGCAAGTCCTGATTACCATCCTTTTCCCTGGAAGCTGGCCTTCCCAGAAAATTTTCCCGGAAATTCCAAACTTTTCATAGTGCACCTTGCACAAGCGCACGTCTGGAACGCACCAACCATGCGTGTTCCCATTTTTAGTCCAAAAAGTGGTATAGTTGGGCATTTTTGTATTTTGCTAGTATTTTTCCCCATTTTTATGTCCTCCAACCCTCATTTTTAGAGCCTTTGGAAGGCTCTTTGTGCAAATTGCACAAGTGCTCCAAACACGCACGGTTGGTGCATTTGGAGCACTTTTTAGTAGAGTATAACGAATGAGGGAACTTGACGATATTTCGTGTCTCCTATAGGGGTCAAAATAACATTATTTCGATAATTTCCACATGCCTCCGGGCCTTTCTCCGGAAATAAGCGCAAACGCAGACAGGCTTTGCGATTGCACTGATTTCTCCATTATAGGCTGCCGGGATTTCATTTCGCCCCCTTGCCTCCCTCCATTATAGGCCCGGAATCTATTCGTCCGGGAATCCTCCATTTGTCGACCTGGAAAAGGGCCATTTGCCCTAGGTCCATTATGGGGCAGTCCTCAGCTCCATTAGGTAGATGGCCTAGGGTACGGGTCCTAGGCGGGTAGGATAGCTTCGCTGTTCGCTTCGCTCACGCTTTAGCGAAGTAAAGCGTAAAAGTGTAAATGTGTCAAAACTATATTAATATAGTAGAAACGCAATCACACTATATATTGTATGATTGATCGCTGCTCAACTACAATATATAGTATGCTAAATTGTCAGACAATTTAATGCTTGATATTTTTTATCTATTTTGTAGAAAACAACTATTTTTCTTGACTTATTTTAACGACATCACAATTTTTAGTTGTTTATGACAAAAGTCAAGTGTATAATTAAAAGAAAAACGACACAAACAAAAGCACTTAATTGTGTGACAATGACACACAATTAAAGAAAGAAAGAGGTAAAAACATGAGTAACGATTTTATACGAGTTTTCTTTTCTGATTTTGATTTAATCAATGCTAGAATACAAACTTACAATTTATCACGTAACTATGATGTACATATAAAAGACATTATCACATGTCACTGGGATAGTAACTATATTGATATAGAATTTCATGATAATTTAGATAGGTATTGTCACGTACAAAGTTTTAGTGATGGAGCAAAAATAACACTTCGTAACGGGTTAACAATGGAATATAAAGCAGAGTAATGCTTTATAGATATACAACACACAACACATGACTGTCAGCTGACAAAGACGTTAAAACAGAGAAAGAGGTATTTTATGACACGTATCAATCTTTTTGAAAGAAACGACAATCAGCAGACTATGTTAGCACTTCAGAATGAGCTTATTCAGTCAAAGCTATTTAAGTTACCTGAGGGTAAAAATAAGAAGTACGCACTTACAGAAAAAAGCAAAATTGACACTGAAGACGTTTGCATAGTTGAAAGTAACGTTTCTGATTTCATAACAGTGTGGGCACGTCACGAAAGAAAAGGAAATAAGCGTAAAGAAGAAGCCAGCTATGGAATAAGAGTTAAAACGGGGTTATACGATATTCCCAGCATGAGTGCTTTAATCGGTAACATAGATACATCTTTCAATGATACTTCAGAATACAGAATAAAGTGCTATAGTGCTAATGATGTAAAGTTTTTCGTCACTGCTATTCTACAGTACTTACAAGCTCATTCAGTCAATCGTCAGACTAAAGAAGTCGCTACAGTTAAAGCGACTGTAGCATGATAACGCTTATACTGCTACTGCTAATTATAGCAGTAGCAATAAATCAAAAATAACAGTTATAATCGGTCTGGTTACGTACCAGACCGATACAATCAAAGAATAGGGGTAACGAAAATGGTAAAATTCATAAATCTTAATGAAATAGCACTGGCTTTATTGTCACATAATCACACATATGAGATGTTTTATCACATAGAGATGATACATCAACAATATGATGTATATCAGTTGGAAGTATACGAAAACAGCCGTGACGGTATTCATATAGCAACTATAGTTGTCGATAGAAACAATGATATAGTATCATCACATATATGTGCATATAGTGGCAATGATAACGACTTTGACAGTATAGATATATTTCATATCACGGATAACGGAACGTATAACGGGACATACTTAGAGTCGATAGTCACTGGCGAAATAGTGACAATCCGTAAACCGACAGTCAAAAAAGTAGGAGCAGTTAAAAAAGTGACTGCTACAGTCAAAGCATAATTAAATTGCATACAATGTTTCACGTGAAACATACCACCCCGTCACACCGAACACCCGTTCGATGTGACGAGCTTTGCGAGTTGACTCCCGGACACAGCCTGGTACTTTTCTATATACCGAGCAACGCCTGGACACAGCCTGGCATTTTTCTATATACCGTGTCGCTTCAATTTCGGACACCACCTGGACAATTTTATATAAACCGTATCGAGTCCCACGTACTGGATAAGCTGGTACGTGGGATTTTTCGGAGGACCAATACTATATACCGTGCTGGCATTGTCATTTTTAGGTTGTTTGTGTTATAGTATGTTTACAGACAGGAGGATTACAGAATGTCACAATCACCTATAACAATAGCAAGAACCATTGCCAATGCTCTCAATATGACGTTTAAAACTCATGTAGTGATTAACCAGAGTAACTTTTTTAAAAATGGCCACCAGGTTAAGATGTACACTATTAAAGACAGCTATTATGGCGAGATTCCTTTTAGGAAGTATTTTGACAAGGAGTTGTTTAAGACATCTAGTGGTGTCTATGCCTGCCTATTTATGCGGGATTTGCTGTATGCGTTTCAGCAGAAGAAAGTTGAGGACAACCCCAATGAAGGCTATCTTCATGTGTTTTCAGAAAAGAGTTTACAGAAGAGTATAGACTATATGTTAGACCGGTATAAAGGAGGCGATTCGTTTTGAATGAAGCACAGGTACCTGATGCCTACGGAAATGGCATAAAGAATAAGATACTGACCACTACACTGACTACGCATGACGGCACAAGGCTTAGTCCTAAAGAGGAGAAATTCATCACGCTGTACATAAAATACAGTGATGCGGGACAGGCTGCAGAGGAGGCAGGTTATTTAGTTCGTGCTGAGAGAAAAGACAGAAAGCTGGCATATGCCCGCAAAGGTAAATCTATCTTGTCGAAGGACTACATCAAAGCAGAGATAGCGGCAAGAATGGATGACTATCGAGACTCACAGATAGCCGACACTAAAGAGATATTGATGTACCTCACAAGAGTAATGCGTGGTGACGAGAAAGACCAGTTCGGCATAGATGCGTCTTTACAGGAAAGAACATCGGCGGCTAAGGAACTCAATCGCAGACTTCGTGAGTTAGAAGTCGGTGATTCAGTAGGTGGCGGCAAGGAAGTACATCTTGTATTGAGGAGGGAATAATGGCCAGGCGAGGACGACCACGCAAACAGACTCAGCAGGACAGTGAGATTATCCTTGATGTCAATGAATGTATTGCTCCTGTATATTTTGATGCTATGGACGATATTTTAGACCATAAGCACGTTCATTATGTCTTTAAGGGCGGAAGAGGTTCTGCTAAGTCATCTTTTATCTCTGAGATGATTCCTCTTATTATGATTAGTAATCCCAAAGTTCACGCCCTTGTTTTCAGAAAAGTCGGTAATACTATAAAGAACTCAGTCTGGTCCCAGGTTATTTGGGGAATAGACAAGTGGGGGCTAAGAGATTATTTTCAGATACCCAAGACCATTGCTAATCCTATCGTCTATAAACCCACAGGACAGCAGATATTGTTTATGGGTCTTGATGACCCTAATAAAGTCAAGTCTGTGAAGCTACCCTTTGGGTATATTGGCATAACATGGTTTGAGGAGCTTGACCAATATTCTGGTGAGAAAGAGATAAGAAAAGTCTTACAGTCAACAATGCGTGGCGGCATAAAGTTTTGGGACTTTCGTTCTTTTAACCCGCCTATCTCTAATCTTAATTGGGCCAATCAGTATGCCACTGATGCTATGAGCAGAGTGAATACCCTTGTTACCTCTACTAATTATGTAGATATACCGGAAGATTGGTTAGGGCAAGCGTTTATAGATGAGGCACTTGATTTACGAGACACGAATCCGCTTGCGTATGAGCATGAATATCTCGGAATACCTGTAGGCACTGGAGGAAACGTCTTTGAAAATGTAGAGCCAATGTATATGAACGATGAATATATTTTAGGCTTTGAGAGATGGCTAAGAGGAGTCGATTGGGGCTGGTATCCAGACCCTTTTGCTTTTACTCTTTCGCATTTTGACCCGTCAAAGAGAGTGCTGTATATATTTGGAGAGTATCGGTGCAATAAGGTATCGAACAAAGGTACGTATGACAAGATATTCCATGAACTAAGGATAGCAGACCGTCCTTTTGCAGGTCCTGATGACATCATAATCTGTGATAGTTCAGAGAATAAATCTATATCAGACTGGAAAAGCTATGGGGCATATGGTGCAAGACCTGTAAAGAAAGACCCGGATAGCATAAATTACTCGATGAAATGGCTTCAATCCCTAAAAAGAATCTATATAGACCCCGTAAGATGCCCCGAAACTTACAAAGAATTTATAGAATATGAGTATGATAGAGATAAGGAAGATGAAGTAATCAGTGGCTATCCCGATAAAGATAACCATAGCATAGACTCTATCAGATATGCTACATCAAAATATTGGGTAAGAAGAGGACAGTAATTCGTTGAAGGTACTGTCCTACAATGTTATACTACATATATAAGTAGGCACTCATAAAGGAGAACTGATATGGGCTTATTGGATAAATTGAAAGGAGCAGTAAATCATATGTTGGGCCGTGATGTTATACAACAGGTACTAGCTGTAAAACCTGCCATGTCGGCAGAGATGATAAATCAGATTCAGCTTTGGTCAGAAATGTATGAAGGCAGAGCACCGTGGTTAAAAGAGCCTAATGTTATGAGAGGTGAATTTGAGAGAGTCGTTTCACTTGGACTTCCTGCTCTCATAGCAAGTGAAAAAGCAAGAATGGCTACACTTGAAATGGAGAGTGAGATTACCCCTCCTATGAAAGATGTAGAAAAAGAAAATCCTGACTATGAGCCTCCATCAGTAGATGAGTCTACAGGCATGGTAAATATGGGTCGTGAGTCTATGATGATTACAGAACCTGAACCTGATGGACCTACTGAACGTGCGGACTTCATGAATGAGCAGTACAAAAAGGTGATAAAGCAGATACGCAGACAGCTCGAATATGGTATAGCTAAGGGCGGTCTGGTAATTAAGCCTTATCCTATAATACATGATGACGGCATAGAGACTCAGGCAAGAGATAAAGAGACAAAAGAAGGAGACGATGAAAGACTTTCATCTGATAACCCTCTTCCTAAGTATGATATAGGATTTGATTATGTACAGGCAGACAGATTCTATCCTCTTTCTTTTGACAGCAATGGCAATCTTACAGAAGTAGCATTTTTAGCTACCCATGTTGATAAAGATAAGATGTATACAAGGTTAGAGCATCATCTTTTAGAGGACCATCTTCTCACTGTGCATAATTATGCCTTTGTCAGAACGAATGTTGATGGTATGTTAAGAGGTGTAATAAAAAATGCTAATGACCTTGGAAAGCCATGCAGTCTAAAAGAAGTTCATCAATGGGCTAATCTTGAAGAAGAGGTCAAGATAAAAGATGTTGACAGACTGTTGTTTGGATATTTCAAGATGCCTGAAGCCAACACTATTGACCCTTATTCTCCACTTGGCGTGTCAGCGTATAGCCGAGTAATTTCTCTTATAAGAGATGCCGATGAGCAGTATTCGAGAATGCTGTGGGAGTTTGAAGGTGGTGAACTTGCTATTGATGTTGACCGTGATGCTCTATCCATACAGACATTCACAAACGGCACTGTACAGACTCAGTTGCCCGCTAAACAGCAGAGATTGTTCAGAAAAGTGGATTTGAACAGTGAGGAAACTTATGAAGTATTTGCTCCTCCTCTCAGAGATGACTCCATAATTCATGGACTTAATCTTATACTCACTAGAATAGAAGATGTTGTAGGCTTTAGCCGTGGCACTCTTTCCGAAGATGTAGGAATACAAGTAAAGACTGCAACAGAGTTGAAGATTAACAAGCAGAGAAGTTATGCCGCAAACAAGGATATACAGCAGGCACTTGAAGATGCCTTAAGAGATACAGTCTATGCAATGGATGTATATTGCAAGCTCTACAATATGACTCCTCCTGGTGAATATCAGATTTCATTCAAGTGGGATGATTCTATTATAGTAGATACGGAAGTAGAGCTTGAAAAGAGAATGTCCATGATAAGTGCAGGCATCACATCTAAGCTCGAAACAAGAATGTGGTACTTCGGAGAGACTGAGAACCAGGCAAAAGCCGCATTACAGAAAGTCGAAGATGAGAAGAAGCAGAGCATGGAAACAAATATCCAAGCTCAGGCTCAGCTCGGTGATGTAGCTCAAGGTAAAGACTTCTCGGGCGATAACAATAATCCCGAAGCTAAAGCAAAGCAAGGGGCATTTAACAAAGCAGAAACTGCCGCAAGTAAGACAAATTCTGCATCCAAGTAGTTTACAGGCTCGAAAATGTGTTCTATAATGATTATGGGTGTGGTGTTGATTTTGTCATCACTGTAACCCTCCTACTTCCCTGGTAGTATGTGAGGCTGCCAGGGTTTAGGTAATAACTCGATATGAGATTATTATAAATTCGTCAATGCGGTGAGACATTTAAACTAACCGTACATTCCATCGCAGAAAGCGACTGCGGCTTTATAAATTAAACTGATTGAAGAATGTGAAAGGAGAATCTATGCTACTAAAGGACATTTTTGACAAGGCGACATCTGAAAACAAAGCTCTTACCTTGGAGGAGTTTGAGCGGATTGCTAAGGAAAACAAAGCAAAGTTTACAGACCTGTCAGAAGGCAAGTATGTAGACAGACAGAAGTATGAGGATGACCTTGCAAAGAAGGACACGGAGATTACATCTCTGAATGACACTATTGCGACTAGAAACACAGACCTAGAGCAGTTAAAATCTCAGCTCGAAAATGCTGGAAGTGATGCCGGGAAGTTAGATGAGGTAAATTCTCAGTTAACCGCTCTCCAGGCGAAGTATGATGCTGACACCGCAGCATTGCAGACAAAGCTATCCGCACAAGCGTATGAGTTTGCTGTTCGTGATTTTGCCGGTAAGCAGAAATTCTCTAGCTCTGCCGCAAGACGAGATTTTGAGCGGTCAATGATTAACAAAAATCTTCCTATGGATGATGGAACGATAATAGGGGCAGAGGACTATATGAAAGTATACGCAAAGACAAATGCCGATGCGTTTATTCAGAAAGAATCAGCTCCTAAGACGCCCGACCCTCAGTTTGTAGGTTCTACACCTGGTGGTAAAGAAAAGGGCGCAAAGATGTCTTTATCAGAAATGATGAAGGCTAAAAATGAAAATCCCGATTTCGTTGTAAGTTTTGATTAAATAGAAAGGAGAAAATACTATGCCATTTTTTGACGCAAAACTCTTTAATGGTGAAGTTTTCCAGAAGTATGTGGACAGAGTGCCTAATATGCACCTGAACACACTCATCAATTCAGGAGCAATCATTGGAAGACCCGAGCTTGCTGGCGCTATGTCAGACCAGGTTGGTGGAAACTTCCTCACAACTCCTCTGAAGGGACTCATTGGCGGAACACCTCTGAACTATGATGGTGTTACCAACATCACAGCAACAAGCACACAGACCTACTCACACAGCAGAGTAGTTGTTGGTCGTGCAAAAGCATGGACAGAGAAAGACTTCTCATACGACATCACTGGTGGAGTAGACTTCATGCAGAATGTCGCAGAGCAGGTTGCAGAGTATTGGGATGAGCAGAATCAGCTTATTCTCATCAAGATTCTTGATGGTATCTTCGGTATGTCCGATGATGCTGGTGCTGAGTTTGTAGAGGAGCATACTCATGATGTATCCGGAGTTGCAAATAGTGAAGGCGTACTTGGCTACATGGATGCTACCACACTCAATACTGGTATGCAGAAAGCTCTCGGAGACCATAAGCAGAATTTCTCACTTACTCTTATGCACTCCGCAGTTGCTACTCACCTTGAGAACCTGAAGGTGCTTGTATATCTGAAATACAATGATGCCAACGGTATTGAGAGAGACCTCAACATTGCTACTCTCAACGGACGTATGGTTATCGTTGATGATGATATGCCTGTCATTACAGAGGGCTCTGGCACATCTGCTGTAAAGAAGTATGTTACATACGTCTTTGGTAGAGGCGCTATTGAGTACACAAACTGTGGTGCTAAGGTTCCTGCTGAGATGGCAAGAGACCCTTACACCAATGGCGGTAATGATACTCTCATTACTCGTAACAGACAGTGCTGGGCACCTTATGGAATTTCCTTCAAGGGCATCGGTGATATTGCTACACTTTCACCTACTGATGCTGAACTTGCTGATGGAGATAACTGGGAGCTTGTTAATACTGGTGGTACAAGCAAGATTTATCTTCCTCATAAGGCTATTCCTATCGGAAGAATCATCTCGCTCGGATAAATTGGCCTTCACTATCTCTTCATAATATTCCATTTCATAATCTTTGAAAGGCGGTTGAATCTATGTATCTTACCTATGACGAATATTCAGAATACGGCGGAGCATTAGATGAGACCGCCTTCAACGATTTAGAGTTTGATGCAGAAAGCACAATAAACTGGTACACGTTTAACAGACTAAAGAAGCCTGAATGGGCATCTGCTTTAGAAACCGAAGAGTTGAAACGTTGTATGTACCAGCTTATAAGATTAAAGCAACTTGAAAATGAAATGCTGGCATCAAGCTCAGGTGGAGCAGGATGGGGAGTAGGATGGACTAAAGAAGCAGGTATAACACAGGAAACTAACGATGGTGTGTCAGTAAGCTACAATACTATGAGCAGTGGAGAGTTGATGACATATCTTAACGGAAGTAAGACAAAAGATGACCTCATAAAACAGTATCTCGGCAGTATCATCAATGATTTAGGAAGAAATCTTCTATATAGAGGCATCTACCCGGGAGAATAATATGGTAGGTTATATTTTTAAAGCAGAAAACACGATTACAAAAAAGGTCTATATAGGAAAGTATCTCAGCGTAAAGTTTGATAAGAAGTATATAGGAAACGAACCTGGTGTACTTTCTGACGTTGAAAAGTATGGAGCTGATAAATTTATCGTCAATATGCTAAAGGCTTGTGAAACAGTCAAGGATTGCGATATGGCATATGACCTAATTTTGAAAGATTACAACGCAAAAAATGACGAGAAATTTTATAACTTTGAGCAAAAGGTATCAGATGTACCTGAAGCTGAAAAACCAACTAAGAGAACTCGTAGAAAGAAAGAGAAGAAAGAAGAATGAACACTTATCCAAGTTGGTGGAACGATACCATAACCTTATACAACAAATACACAGACCCCGAAACAAATAAGGTTAAGTGGTATCGTCATGTTCTCTCAGACTGCTTTTATAAGCATACCGTTGAGAAGATGACAGTGGGCAGAACAACAGTTGAAGGAAATTCTACTATTTGCAGAATACGTCCATCAGAACTGTTTAAGCCTAAAAATGAGTGGATGCGTCTGAGTGATTCAGACAGAGAAGAGTGTTTTACCCTTGATGCGGGCGACATTATTGTTAAAGCAGAAGTACCTGATATTGTAGATGAGTATGTATCAGACCAAAGGTCATCTGATTTAATCAATAGCTATCATTCTTGGCCCGGATGTTTTACTATTGAGACAGTGAATATCAATGTTGGCGGTGGAAGAGGAAATGAACATTATCATGTAAGAGGTACATAATATGTTGAGATTAGAAGTAGACATAAAAGGTGTACAAGATAATGTCAATCGTATGCTGAAAAAGAAGGTAAAAACTATCTATTACGACAGAGTAATGGATGAAATTGCCTATCTTCTGAAAGATACAATGGAACCATATGTACCTATGAAGAGTGGTCAGCTAAGAGGAAATGCTTATGTAGATAATGGAAACATTATCTATACAGCGAAAGCTGAAAGACGTGGAGGAAGATATGATTACGCCGCATATCAGTATATGAATGAGTTTCCTAAAAGATTTACTCCTGGTACATTCGGTCATTGGGATAAGCATCTTACAGCCGCAGACAAACAGTATTTTTATGAGCAGGTTAAAGACTTGATAGTAGAGGAAATGAACGATGCGTGATAAGAATGTTGCCATGATAGAATTTTTAATGGATTGTCCTATAATTCAAGAAAATCCTTTGTTCTTTAACTTTGCCGAAGAAGAAGATGGCAACAATCATTACATCACTGAAAAAGTTTCTACTGTGGCACAATATATTGACGGAAGTGCGCTAAAACAGTATACTTTTACTATAGCCAGTTACTCTTATGTAACTCATGTGGCAATAGACAATGACAATGTTTTAGTCAATGAGAACTTAGAGAACATGGCAAAAATACAAGGGATTCTCGACTGGATAAATGAACAGTCTGAGAGCGATAATTTTCCTGATTTCGGTGAAGAGTGTATAGTGGACAGTATGTCAACACTTACCTCTGACCCTAATATAGATGGAATTGATACTTCTGTAAATCCTCCAATAGCAAGGTACTCAGTCGGTGTAAAACTGATGTACCTAGACAATTCAAAGAAACTTTGGAATTAAGAAAGGAGAAAGATATGTCAGAGCAGTTTAATCTTAGAACTGGCCAGAGAGCCGAGAGAAAACTTCTCATCACTGTGGCTGAGTGGACAGATGGTACAACCACTGTAAGAGAGTTCCTTGGAACAAGGACAGAGGACTCATCCATTGAGTACAACTCCGATATTGAGACAACCACTGACATCCTTGGCAACAACTATACTGACCTCAACAGAACACAGCCTGAGCAGACATTTGATGCTTCACCTGTTATCGGTGGTGATAAGCTGAAAGCACTTCTGAACGACATTCGTAGAAGGAATGCTCTTTCAGAGCTTCAGCAGTTTACCATCTATATCATTACCGCATTCGTTGGAAGTTCTGCTGACGGATATGCCGCTGAGAAGCATACCGACTGCACAATTACCTACGATTCAATCGGTGGTGATGTAAATGTAAACTTCCCTTACACCGTACACTTCTCAAACAAGATTACTACTGGAACAGTAGATAAGCTTGCTGAGGACTTCGTGTTTACGGCCGATGCAACTGTTTAAACAAAACTAGGAGGGTAACACATGGCAAAATCAACATCAAAGCTCTTTGAGAGCGAGGAACCAAAAGAAATGAGAGAGGATGCACTGAATCTACCTGAGGAAAACATCATAGATTCCTCTGCAACTATCTTAGGAGAGACATCGAAGCCTGTTGATGATGTTGTCGACCTTGATATTTCAGCTATCAAGAAAAAGAGATTTCGCATCAATGGGGACAGTTCAAGAATATTGGAGCTTAACACCAGCGATTTGAATATCGCTACAAGGATGTCGGCTTCTTACGAACGACTTGTAAAGTACATGGACAAAGTCGGTAAAGTTCTTGAAAAACTTCCTGATGAAGGTGAAGAGGCTAATGAGGAGCATGAGGCTGAAATCACAAAACAGCTCGATGACATTGATAAGGAGATGAGAAAAGAGCTGGATTACATCTTTGATGCTCCTGTAAGTGAAGTTTGTGGATATGGGGGTTCGATGTATGACCCTTTCAATGGAATGTTCAGATACGAGCATATCATGGATGCCATTACCAAACTCTATGAAACCAATCTTAATAGCGAGTTCAATGCTATGAGAAAGAGGATAAACGCAAAGACTTCCAAGTACACAAAGAAATATCACAACTAAATCAAATAAGGAGCTCCGTGTATGTATGAATTACCTACGGAGATAATGATAGAAAACGTCCCGTATCAGATTCGTAATCGAGGAGATTATAGAATGGTGCTGGACGTTTTTTCTATTTTAGAGGACGAGGAATTAAAACAGTCTGAAAGAATTATTTCCGCTTTAATGATATTTTATGAGGACTTTAATGACATTGACGATGTTTTAGGAAATGAAAATTTAGAAACATTGGTCAAAAAGATGTATGAGTTTTTTAATGGAGATAGGCTAAGTTCAGAAAAGAAACAACAAAGAAAGTTAATAGATTGGAGTGGTGATTCTGCTATGATTTGTGCCGCAATAAATCATGTAGCAGGAAAAGAAATACGTTCTGAGCCCTATATACATTGGTGGACTTTTCTGTCATACTATATGTCAGTAGGGGAGAGTGTATTTTCTACTGTCGTTGGTATAAGAGATAAACTTGCCAATGGTAAATCTTTAGAAAAATGGGAGAGAGCGTACAGAAACGAAAATCCTCAATACTTTAGATGGAAATATAAGACAGTTGATGAGCTTGATGCAGAAGAATGGCTAAAGAGCGTATGGAATAAGGAGTAGCTTATGGATGGTGAAGTAAGGATTCCCATATTTCTTGATGTTGATACTGACAGTATGGAAAAGGAGATACAGAAAGTAACTCCTAAGTTAAATAAGTTGAAAGCTAGTATAGCTAGTATTTCTGATGCCAGGTCAAAAAATGTCAGTCTCATTGATTATGCCAAGTTGCAGATGGCAGAAAAGAAAATACAGGATATAAAGCAACAGATAGATACGCTAGGTAGAGCAAAACTTTCAGATAATCAGTGGGATAAACTTATCGTTGAGTATCAGAAAGCCGCAACCACTATAGACTCTGTTATCAATAAGCATCGGGAATTAAGAACAGAGATGCGTAGCCAGATGAAAGTTCAGTGGGGCGACATCACTAATGATAAGGAATTAAAGCAGTATACAGACGCATTAGATGGCAGATTAAAAAAGACACAGGAGTATATGGATTCAATACATGCCCATGACACTGTGTTCGATGAAACAAAAGCCAAGATGCAGGACAATATTGCTTATATAAAAGAACTTATTTCTGAGATAGGCAAGTATGAGCAAGAATTATCTGATGCCAAGACAAATGCGAAAGAGCGCACCAGCGAATATATGGGCATGACCAAATCAGGAGATTATTCTGCTGAGGCAATAGAGGCCCAAAGACGTATAGCAAAAGAAGCCAGAACTTTATATGAGCAGTTGCAGATGGAGTCTGCCAGCGCCACACGCTCCATAAAAGAAGATATTAAAGTAATTATGGAGGCAGTTACCGCAGAAGAAGATTTACTGAAATCTCATGTAGAGACATTAAAGACCACAAAAGTATCTAGCGAAGATGCTAACCGAGCTAGTAATGCAGACTTAGATAAAAGAATAGTTATAGGAAGAACTGTAGAGGCCGAAGAGGAATTAGTAGATGCCGAAGATAAAGTTACTGAGGCTACAGGAAGAGAAGCTAAGGCCACTAAAAATTCTACTGCCAACTACTACTACAAATTAAGGGCTGTTAAGATGCTCGGATTTGTATTTGGTAGTGCATATAGAGCAGTTGATAGTTTTGGTAAGAGGTCTCTTGATGTTGCCAAGAAGACCGCGGCTGCATATGCTAGATTACTTCCTGGAGTAAATCTTTTCAGATTAGCTACTCTTAGAGCCGCTAACTCTCAGAAGAAGCTAACAACCTCTATGAAGTCTACCCGCAAAGAATTAAAATCGACTAACAAAGAGGTAAAGAATACTACTCATACGCATGAAGGATTTAACTTCTCACTAAAGAAGGCCATAAAGTCAATATTGGCTTATGGCTTCGGTATCAGGTCATTGTATATGCTGATGCGTAAATTACGTTCAGTAATAAAAGATGGCTTAGGTGAGATGTCTCAGCAGTTTGAGGATGTTAATGAGAGAATGTCCTCAATACTCACATCTATAAACTATATTAAGGCTACTCTTACGACTATTGTTGAGCCTATGCTCACTCTTGTTGCTCCTGCATTAGAGAAGATTTCTGAATTAGTGGCTAACATATCGTATCATGTAGCATCGTTTATCGCCGCTCTTTCTGGTCAGCAAAATGTATACAAAGCAGTAAAAGTACAGGCAGATTATGCAGAATCCCTCGATAAGACAGCTAAAAATGCAAAGAAGGCAAGAAAAGAGCTTGCTGGATTTGATGAATTGAATGTGCTTCATTCCGATGATGACGATGAAAAAGACTACACAATGGGTTGGGAGCTTGTTCCTGCTCTGCAGGAGGCACTGCCTATTTTAGATAAAATCAAAGACATGCTGAGTAAGCTGTTCGAGCCTATACTCAATGCCTGGAACAAGATGAAAGACTTTGTAATCAGTTCATGGAAATATGCCATGGAGAGATTAAAGTCTTTAGCTGGAGCAGTATGGGATGATTTCTTAAAAGTCTGGCAAGACCCAAAGACTCAGAAAATCTTTGAAGATTTATTTAAGATAATCGGAGATATAGGACTGATTGTTGGAAATCTTGCTGGCGCATTTGAAAAAGCGTGGAGACACGCAAACAATGGTTATAGAATACTGTCATCTCTCAGAGATATTATAGGAATAATAGTTGATGGCATAAGACGATGCGCAGATGCTACAGTAGTATGGTCTGAAAAACTCTCATTTATTCCTCTTCTTAGTGCGATTGCTGATGTTCTGGAAAAACAGATTGTTCCTGCAGTACAGAAAGTTGTAGACCTTTTTGTATACCTTTATACCACAGTCATACTCGAATTAGCAAGATACCTTATAGAAGAACTTGCTCCTAAAATCGTACAGATTATAGGAAATATTATTGAGACTATAGGAATACTTGCTGACAAGATACATAATGCCCTTGTAGAAGCAGATAGAGGAGAACGTATAGTGCAGGCTATAGAGTCTGTACTTACCATTGTAGCCGACACTCTTCTTAGATGTTCAGAAAAAACGAAAGAATGGGCAGAAAAGTTAAATGTAGTTCCTTTAATTGATGCTATAACAAATGTATTAACGAATCAGGTAGTACCCGCTGTTGAGAAAGTCAGTGGTCTATTTGAGTACCTGTATAACAATGTTGTTCTTGAATTGGCAAGATATTTTATAGAAGACCTTGGACCAATAGTTGTAAACGTTATCGGAGGCATAATCGAGATTATTGGTAATTTGTCAGGCAAGATAACAGAAGCACTTGATACTGCCGATAGAGGAAAGATAATTATTGAATCTATAGAATCAATAATTTCAATAATCGCCTTAGGAATAAATGACTGTGTTCAGAAAACAATAGAGTGGTCAAACACAATTAACTTTGATACACTCTTCGCTACTATAGCTACTGTTTTACAGAACCAGGTAGTGCCGGCTGTTCAGAAAATTGTAGACTTGTTTGTTGCTCTATACAATAATCTGATACTGCCTTTGGCTACTTATGTGATTGAAACATTAGGGCCTAAGTTTGTTGAAATCTTTGGCAATATCTCTGAGACTATCGGCAATATTGCTGAAAATATAAAGAAGGCCTTTGAAGAAAATAATGCCGGAGAAAGAATACTTTCAGCAACAGAGACAATAATATCCACTATAGCCGACAAGTTAATTGATGTTACAGCAAAGACAAAAGAGTGGGCTAAAGAGTTAGACTTCTCCAAGCTCACAGATGCTTTTGCAAGGTTCTTAGAAAATACACAGCCTGCTATCAGCACTATCGTTGATATATTTGGTAAATTCTGGACAGACGTATTACTTCCTTTCTGGAAATATATCATTGAAACAGGTGGACCTAAACTGCTCGATATAGTAGGAGAGCTAATCTCTAAACTTGATTGGGAGAGCATTAAAGAGTCTGTCGATACTCTGTTTGGTGCGTTTGAGCAGTTCCTTGAGCTTGGATGGGAAACACTGTTACAGATAATACAGGATGTAGGAGACAAGATAGCAGAGTTTGTAGATTCTGGACATCTGAAAACTCTCGTTGATTGGTTTAGCGAGTGGGTAAACAAAGCTGACCCGGAAACATTAGCAGGTAAGATAGAAAAGTTTGTAGTTGTATTTGCAGACCTGTATGCAGGATTAGCTATAACTTCTAAAATAATTATGCCTGTAGTTACTGGATTCATGACACTGTTCAATGTGTTTAATAACGTAGGATTAGTTAGTAGTATTAAAGGTCTCACCGCAGCAATAGGCGGAGGAGCTGGAGCAGGTGCTGCAGGAGGAACTGGACTTCTCGGAGCTATCGGAGGATTAGCTATTCCTATTGGCATAGTAATCGGGTTAGTTGCCGCAATGGTACAATCCTTTGGTGGTGTAAAAGAGACAGTAGCAGAGGTAAAAGAAAGATTTGATAATGTCAAAGAAGCTGTTTCTCAATTTGCTGAAAAGTTGAATTTTGGAGATAAGCTCGATAGGCTTAAAGATACCTTTGATAGAATCAAAACTTCGTTGCAAGAAGCCCGTCCAATATTCGAGTTCTTGTTAGATGTATTAGCTGGCATAGCGCAGGTAATTACTGAAACACTTATGGGGGCAGTAAGTGGACTAATTCCCATAATTGATGGGGCAGTAAATATCATAAAGGGATTTGTCGATACAATTAGTGGCGCTCTTGAAGGTATAGGAGCATTAGTTCTTTGGTTCTCCGGGGACAAAGATGGAGCAAAAGCTCTTGCAGAGAAAGGATGGAGTGACTTTATTGGAGGTCTTAGCGAAATAGCTTGGGGAATATTAGAAGCTATTGAGGGAGTTATCGAAGGAATAGCACTGGCTCTTGCGGGATTTGTAGACTATGCTCTTCCTGGAGTATCTGAAAAAATTAGTAAATTTGCAGAGGATGTTAAAGGATTCTTTGAGAAACTCAAACACGACCTTATTGGTGACCCTATTGTTTATGACATCAGAGATGGTATTATAGAAGGATTTGGAGAGTTTGTAAGTAAGACAATAGAGTCTATTGGCGGATGGGTAAAAGACGTATTGGCTGACTTCGGAGAGTTGAAGACCAACACCATTGAAAGATTTAATGAAATGAAGACCAATATCATCGAAAAAGCTGGAGAGATAAAAGAGAATGTTGTAACTAAGTTTGGTGAGATGAAAGAAAATCTCGGTGAAAAAGTCAATGGGGCAAAAGACTTCATCGTAGAAAAGTTTACCGCTTTGAAAGAAGGAATGTTAGGAAAGTCAGATGAAGCCACTACTCAGACAGAGCAAGACTTCTCTGATATGGATAGCAATATCAAGGAAGACATTAATTCTACATCACTCAGTACAACAGGCATAGAATATATCCAGGGGTTACAGAATGGTATAGTTACTCAGATGCCTTTGCTTATTGAATATCTTGGTCAGCAGATATTTGCTATATCTCAGTTATTCCTTACAAACTTCAACGCTACGACATTGTATTTTGCCGGAACGCAGTTGATGATTGGATTACAGATGGGAGTAGCTGCTGGATATGTAGCATTTGCAGAATATCTTACAACAGTATTACTTCCTGCACTCAAACTTATCTTTACTACTGCGTTTAATACAACAACCTTGTATCAGGCAGGAATAGATTTGCTGACAGGTCTTGAAACTGGACTTGCTGCCGAATTACCTAATTTAGAGCTTGCTGTTAATGACATATGCGCAAAGTTATTAGAGATAGTTTATAATCTCTTTGGAATGTCAGGTTCTACATCATCCTCAGATACAGAAAAAGAGATGAGTAGTTCCTCAGTATTTTATGAAGTAGGTGTGGCTCTGCTTAAAGGATTTGGCGAAGGACTTATCAGTGAAGCTGAAAACTTGTATACCACTGAGCAGAAAATATTTGATGAGGTAATGTCGAAATTTGATTCATTCACCAAGAAGTTCTTTACTTCAAAGGATGAATTTATAAATAAGTTAAAGACAAAACTAAGCGACATTGCCAATTCTGTAAAGAAAACCATAAAGAATATAAGAAAAGACACCCTTACTGCTCTCACTGACCTTACAAAAAAGATACTTACAGACATAAATGCTTTCGTAGTAAATGTAAAATCCATATTAAATGTCGAGACATTGTATAATACAGGATATGATTTAATGCAAGGCCTAATTAACGGTATGATGTCTCAACACGAAAAGATGATGTCTTATATATCCGAGGAAACAACCAGCATACTTTCAGCGTTTGTAGGAGATGCTAGTACGTTTGATAGGAGTCAGTATCAAAGTGAAATAAGAGACATTTACGGAGAGATGAGACAAGAACAAGATAAGGCCCAAAAAGAATATAGTCGTAGCTTACAAAAATTACAGGATAAGTATTCTAAAGGAGGAGGATACTATACTGGTCTCAAACTCGATAATGGCGAATATATGTACATTAATGCAAGTAGTAGCGCAAAAGCGTCTCAGGCAGCACAGGAACTCTCAGCGTTACAGAGAAAGTACAATGCGACATTCAACCAGATTGAATCAAAGTATAATTCAATATCAGGCAATATTGCATCTGACTCATCAAAAGGACTTAATGAGAATACCTTATTTACTACAGGCATAAATCTTATACAAGGACTTATTGATGGAATAAAAGCAAAAGTACCTGAGCTTCTTTCCTATGTAGACAGCGTATGTACGGAAATTCGTTCGAGAATAAATAAGGCTTTACAGATAAATTCTCCTTCAAAATTTACTCATGGAGTTGGCGAATACTTAATGCTCGGATTACAAGAAGGAATTGCTGACAATAAGAAGATTGTAGAAAAGGAATTTTCTAATATTGATTTAAGCATAGAAGAAGACACCTTCGAAAATAAGTTCATCCACAACCTTTCTAGTATGTCAGAACAGGCAATATCCATTTTTGATACTATGTCAGAGCGCATAAGTGAGATAATGGACAATCTTGATATAACTAATAGACTCAATAGTCTGAATGACATAGATTTGCCTAAAATAGTATCTGGCAAGGTATTACCTTCAACAGTAGAATTTACATTAAGTCAGAACTCTCAGGAAAGAGATACAAAGGCTATAGCTGATGCTGTTAAGTCTGCGGTAATTGAGGGACTGTCCGCTATGAGTTATAATAATTCTAACGAGAATGAAGAAATAGTTATTAACCTTGACGGATATGAGTTGTTCAGAGCTATGAGAAATAGAAACGACATATTTAGCCATGCTACAGGATATAGTGCATTTTAAGAGGTGACATTATGGCATTTGAAGGGTATCTTATAAAAATTGGCGGATATACTGATGCAGTCGAAAAGTACATTGTACATAGAAGCTATCATGTATCTAAAAAGCCATTAGACCTTGATAGTAACAGAGATGGTGATGGAATATTGAAGCGAACTGTTCTTGACCATGTTCCTTATACCGTCAATTTTAATCTGAGAAATAACCTCAATAATGTAGACATTCAGCACTTTATGGGAATAGTGAGGAATAATTTCACTATTCCCAAAGAAAGAAAATTGTCGGTAGAATTTTACAATCCTGAAAATGATAATTATATCACTCAGGATATGTATCTTGTTGACCCCGATTTCATCATTGACCACATTGATATGAAAACCAATCAAGTGTTCTATAGAGAAATATCTATAAAGTTTGTAGGATACTAAGGAGAGAATATATGATAGATATACCAGATTCCGTTAAACAGTTGTTCAAACAGGATAGCATATCAAAAAATTTTAGGGTACATTTTGTACATGGTGAACATCGTGATTTGGTCAATGCGGATTTTGTATCGGAGTCAGTATCATTCACAGAATCCGCTATGTCCTCTGATACATTAAAATTCGGTCTATGTGAGTCTGGTTCAATAGAGTTTCGTACATACTTTAATGAGAACATTAAAGACCTACTGATTTTCTGTAGTATAGAGATAGATATTTCCTCACTCAGTCAGAGCGAAATAGAGGAATATGGTCAGACGTCATCTGATGTTCCTTACCCTTTTTACAGTGTGCCTTATGGATATTTTGTAGTAGATTCTTGTGAAAGAATGTCTGACATATATTCTGTTGTGGCATACAATGATAAGACGGACAGAACTAAAATATCGAGAGTGTTTCAATCTCCTGCAGCCATAACTAAATTATTGAAGTGGGGAAGGCAGTATGCCTATCAAGCAGATGCAGAAGAGAAAATAATGACTTTTCCTATAACCTCTGTTGTACAGTCCTGTTTAACTCATAATTTGTCAGAAATATCAGCTGCCGTGGACGTTCGTTCTTCTAATTCTCCTGTATTTAATTGGCAGAAAAATTATTTTTCAATATCCAGCATATCTGATTCACTGTTTCATAATTTATGTAATCCTACAATAGAGGTTGAATATCGTGAAGTACCCAATGCTGGACCAGCAGGTAAATCAAGATTTTATTTATATGCTAAAGGAAGATATGTGTATTTTCCTTATGCTTCCTATGATAGCGGCACAATATCTCCTCCTATGTTTTCAAAGTATACACGCAACGATGTGGAACAAAACAATTACAAGAATCGATATCTTACATTGCCTTATAGGTTGTCGATGCGTACAAGTAATCGCATAACATGGGAAAATACAATATCGGCTACTGAGGCTATCAATGATATATATGATACGATAGCCACATATTATAATACTAATAGGGACACAATAGAATCGTCCTATGGTTTAAAGGAATCAGATTTGCTTAGATTGATGAGTCCGTCAATTAAATTCATTGATGTATCTACATGGCCTTATAGCAGTGGTAGATATCCTGAAACAGACTTGCCCGAAAAAGTTATAACATTTCCTGCTAAATGCATGACAAGTGCCTTAACTCGCTCAGATGAGGACTTAGACATAAATTCCTCTCAGAGGTTGATACATATTCCAAGTGTTGAGATAGATGATAATGTCTATCAAATAACATTTCCTGATGTACGTGGTATGCTACTTAGCGAACATCATAAAGAGTATTACAGTGATTCTGATTATTTTTATAGTACCAGTTTTGTTGCTGTATGTATTCCTACAGAGATAAACATAGTAATCAATGGCTCTGATTTATCCGCTATGTTTCCTCCTTCTTATGCGGATACAAATTATAACAATCATCTTATACCGGTTAATAGTTTTACCAATCCTGAGCTGATAGGATATGACGATACTATTCGAGATTTATATCCGTATTCTAAATATGATTTACCTGAGTTGATGTTTAAATTATCCGAATGTAAGGATATAAATCAAACGTATGAAGAGTTCATATATGATTTAAGTGGCTCTATAGCATCTACGTATTATGTGTACAATAACAAAGATAATGCGGAAGATATTCAGGCAAAATCTGTGCTATCTGATTTTGCAGAATATACGGGAAGATTTCTTGTTTATGACAGATTAAATCCTTTTCATTTAAGGCTAGCTGAACTTAGTAAACTTTCTGACATATTGTATCCTTCAGATACGCTTTATCCTGATAATGAGCTATATCCTTCAGGAACAAATGCTAATTTAGATAGGTCAATGTGGAGAACATTAACTTTTTCAGAACATCGTACTCCAATAACCCACAGAATTAAGTATCTACACAAAGAATGGCCTTATGATAGCAGTAGAGTCTTTTATGATTTTGAGTCATATGTAATAACTATAGACATAAATGAGGAAAATAATACTGCTATATATGATGTTTCCTCTAATTGGATATTTAAAAATCATTATGTTCCTGCAACTGTTCCTTCTCAAGGAATATTTCAAGATAGATGGGATGTTTTGATTCTGCTTACAACTTCATTGAATGAGTTAAGTTATAACAAAGCATCCGCAAAAATACGGGCCTTACCATTTTTAGAAGCTACAGATTCGATACATATTCTTACAAAGGAATCTGGAATAATCACTTATGCCTTTCGTCATCGTATAACAGGAATACAGTCATTGATAGACAATATAGAAAGTTGTTAAGAAAGGAGTAGCTATGTCTTATACACCAGTATATACTAACAGAATAAATTGGCAAAATAAGCCAAGCCCATCTACACCACTAGGTCAAGACAATCTTAACAAGATGGATTATGCAATATATAAGCATGATGAAAGTCTCGGAGTATTGGATAATCTTAAAGCAGATAGGTCTGAGGTAAATTCAAAGGCCAATCAAAGTGATTTACTACAGACCATAAAAACAGTAAGCTATAACACATCTACTGGTGTATTTACATTCTTATTCTGGAATAACTCTACAATTACCGTGGACTTGAATGTAGAAAAAATACCTGTTTCGTTTACTATGTCAGCGTCTGGTGTCATCACTATGATAAACACTGATGGTACTACATATACTGCGGATATAATGGACATTATTCCTGTATACACATTTAACAATTCTGCTAATATCCGTCTTGAAACTGTTGTAGATTCTCATGGAGATAAGACAGTTACAGCTACTATAATTGATGGTTCTATTACTGCCAACAAATTACAGCCTAATTATCTCGCCGATGTTACTGAGCAGGCATCAGCTTGTGCCGCTGATTCTGTGTTAGCTAGGTCTTATGCTGTTGGCGGAACAGGTACACGTCCAGGAGAAGATACAGACAACGCAAAGTATTATAAAGACCAGGCAAGAGCGATAGTTGGAGCAAATGGACACACTATTATAGACTCTCATGGTACAGTATATCCTAATAGAATGAGTCTTTTGTTTGAGAACGGACAGATTGTAGATGATGCCACAAATGACGCTACTCATATAATATTGGCGTCAACGATTACAGATGCAGAGTGGTCAGAAATTAACAATATCTTAGTGTGATATGTTATAATGAAGTAAAGTGAGGATAAGCCTATGTCACATTCTATAACAGAGCTTGTAACCAAAATTAAAAACTATATTCTTACAAAAGATGACGGAGTATTAGATACTATTGCTAAAGTAGAGAATACTACCACAGCTTCACAGGATTACGCCATAGGCGACAATCTTATTCTGAACAGAGTTTTATATGATGTTACAGCTACGATTGAAACCGGCGACATCCTATCGACATCCACGAATATCTCAGTAAGTAATAAGCTCGTAGACATTATAGCGACAAAAGCAAAAAAGCCTGTGATGCTTACAAGAATATTACTTCCGGGATATACTCAGATTACATTCCCGATAGAAGATACAGGAAATGTATTTGTAGATTTCTTTACTGATACAGGCATAGGATACACTGATATTTCTATTTCTGCAAATGATGAGGTGACTCTCACTTTTGAACCTCAATCTGCAAATGTAACTGTATACTGTCTGGTACAAGAACTGTGAGGTAAATCTTATGCTGACAATATCCAATAACAAAATCAATCTTACCAGAGGAGATACAATGATTCTCGAAGTAGCTCTGAAAGATGAGGCTGGTGAAGAGTATGTTCCTAGTGCTGGAGACAAGATATATTTCAGACTTAAAAAGAGTGTTACGGCAAAAGATATGCTCATTGAGAAAGAAATACCTTATGATACCAGAATATTACATCTTGATGAGGCAGATACTGTAGATTTAAAGTTTGGTACATACTGTTATGAGATAGAGCTTGTTACGGAGACAGATTATCATTTTACTGTTATTGCCAATACTGAGTTTGAGATAAGTCAGGAGCTGGAGATTCATGGACAGAGTTAACGGCAGAGTAATAACTAAACAGAATGTCAGTGGCAAAGTCACCACAAAGCAGAGCATTTCTGGCAAAGTAAATATGCCTTCAGGAGGAGCAAGAGACTATAATCTCTTATCTAATAAGCCTAGCATAGAGGACATCTCTCTTATAGGAAATAAAACTATGTCAGATTTTGGAGACAGACACATATCCAATTTAGAGATACAAAGCATAATTGATTCAGTATTCAATTCTTAATAAAGGAGGAAATTAAAAATGCCTGATTACCCACGCTTAGATGACAATGGTCTGTTATACTACACACAACAGATGAAACAGAAAATTGCAGAAGCTACGCCTGATATGACTGGAGCAAGTGCATTAGCTAATGGTGCTCATGGACTTGTACCTCAGCCTAACATGGGCCAAGAGGCTCAGTTTCTTAGAGGAGATGGTGCATGGGCAACTCCTCCTGGTGTAACTGATGATGCTACTCCTACTACTCACGGTCTGATGTCTGCGGCAGATAAAGCAAAGCTTGATGATATTGAGGACGATGCACAGGAAAATGTAATAGAGGAGATACAGGTAAATGGAACCCCTCTTGTTCCCTCTAATAAGTCAGTAGATATTACTGTTCCTACAAAAGTATCTGACCTCACCAACGATTCTAATTTTCAGACAGAAACACAGGTTGACAACAAGATAGCTTCGGCAATAAGTTCAACATATGTTCCCAAAGGAAGTTGTACTTTTGCTAATCTTCCTTCTCTTATAGAAGAGCATAAAGGTTGGGTATACAATGTCTCTGATGCTTTTACTACTACCGCTAATTTCGTTGAAGGTTCTGGACACGCATATCCCCAAGGAACAAATGTAGTTGTTGTAGAAGTAACAGAAGGAACATCCGTAAGCTATATGTATGATGTGCTTGCAGGATTCATAGATACAAGCGGATTTGTTCTTGCTACAGAGATGACAACTATTTCCAATAGTACAATCGACACAATAATCGCCACTGCTTTTAATACTAACTCAGGAACATAAGGAGTAAGATATGAGTAATTTTCCTAGACTTGATGAGACAGGTCTAACTCATCTTGTAGATAAGTTGGCGGAAAAGATATTACCCAATAAAAATGTTCAGTCAGATTGGAATGAATCTGACTCTACTTCTGATGCCTATATCAAGAATAAGCCTTCAAATGTTTATACCACAAATGATATTGCAAGCGCAACCATCAACGATACCGATTATATTCCTATGTCTGATGCAAACGGTAACAGAAAGAAAACTCTTTGGAGTAATATTGTAAATAAGCTAAAGAGTATATTTAATCCGCCTGTTGCTGATATAGTAAATGTATATGGAGCAAAGAATTTAATACCTTATCCGTATGACCAACCTAATTTTTCCGTACAGAATGGTATTACATTTAATGTTGATAGTGATGGGGTTATTTCTGTAACTGGTACTAAAAACAATAACAACCTTTCTCAATACTACATAGTTCTTTCAGAAGCAGGTAAGCACGGGAGTAATGGTTTAGGTATTGAAAGAGGTAAATCGTACACCTTATCTGGGTGTCCAAGTGGAGGGTCTAACTCAACATATCAGATTAGAATAATTTTTAATTATGATGCAGAAGGCTATATCAAACAAACAGTTGTTGATACAGGCAATGGTAAAACATTTACAGTCAATGTTGATGTCGCAAACATAAGAATAATGATTGATTACTTTGGTGATAGTGGCACAACATATGGAAACCTCACTTTTAAACCTATGCTCCGTCTAGCCTCAATCGAAGATAACACTTATGTACCCTATGCAAAAACCAATAAACAACTCACAGATGATTCAGCAAATAAAAAAGACCTTACAAATATCACAGCTACGGGTGCAACAAATACAACAGGTTCACAAATAACAAGCGGTACATACTTTTATTTGAACGACACTTTAGTAAAGGCAAAAGCCAATATTGCAGTCAATGCAACATTTACTTTGAATACAAATTACGAAATTGTAACTGCGGGAGGATTGAATAATCTTACTTCGCAAATTAGCAATTTAACTCAAAACAAAATACTCTGGGAAGGAGCTATGTTTATGGCGGGAAATCAGAGTATTAACCTATCTCAACAAATATCCAAACAATCAATTGGGATTGTCCTCTGTTGGTCTGCATTTGAATCATCGAGTGCACAAAACTATGATTTTGCATATCATTTTATTCCTAAATCGCATATTCAATTTTTTGGTAGCGGTAAAGGAATTGATTTTTCTATGGAAACAGAAAATATTGCAGCTCATAAATATCTATACATTTTTGATGACCATATAACTGGTTATGATTCTAATGCCAGCAGTTCCTCTACGGGTTTGTACAGTAAAATAGTTCACACAAATAACCATTGGGTATTAAGGCAGGTTATTGGTGTTTAGCAATTTGGCTGAATATTACATTGTATAGTACAGAGTGTAGCGGACTGTAACTTTTGTTTGTGTGCGTCTGCATGCATACATCACTTTATTATCCATGCTAATGATTAAAGTTCCATCATAATCGACATTAGAATAACCAGAAATATTTCTTATAGAAAGACCTTTAAACGATGCACCAGTTGGAAGAAGGTTACTGATAGCACCAATATCATAGGTCTGACCTGAAGTTACCTCCGTGTCTCCAAACGAATACTCTTTAAAGACTGCCCTAAGAGCTTCAGTTGCTAAATTGCTATTTAGCAAAATAACTCAGAGGCCATTTTGCGAACTAAAACCAAAAACGAACCAAATAAATTTTTGTAACCATTTAACAGTTTGACTAATCTTAAGGAGGATTAAAAAATGAAGTATGCAGTAATCTCAGTAATCAATGGAAATTACAGAATTGAGGCAGAAGGATTTAACTCGCTTGATGGTGCAAAGGTGTTTTTTGCAGGAAAATGGCAGACTTTGTTAAACACACCCGATGTTATTACTGCCGAAATTGCAATTGTTGATGAAAATCTTGATTGTGTAGAAAATTATAAAGAATTTATTTCGCATGAAGTGCAGGACGAGCAAATAGGAGACTAATAATTAAAAGTGCAAAGGAGGATAAGTTATTGAAATCGTAACAGGCTCAACGAAAAACAATTTCCACTTTATCCACGGTATGATATACTTTAAATAGCAGATGTACAATATATGAGGGCAAAACTATGAACGCACAGACAATACTGCCAGTTTTACAAATGATTCTTTCTTTTGGCAACATATGTGTTTTAGCCTATACTTTGTTTAAATTCCTTAATAGGCCACATGACACACTAGAAGAAAGAGTCAATATGCATGATGTTGAAATAAAGGATATAAAAAACGCTTTACATCAAGGCAATGACAGATTCAGAGAGCAGGATGATACCAATGAGGTACTTATACATTCTGTACTGGCACTCATTGAATTTGAAATTCAGTTTTGTCTTACAGAACATAAGGAACCTTCAAAAGATTTAGAGCGGGCAAAAGATGATTTGCACAGCTATTTATCCAAGAGATGATGTTTAGACAAAAGACAGGTATTGAGAGACTACAAAAGAATAAGAAACTATCGGCATTAGATAAGTATGTCATATTTTCTTTTTCATGCCTTGTTGTATTCACTGTGGTCATGATAATTTTGCAGACTGTTACAGGAATTATGCAGGATACTCTTATTACCTGTTTCTTTTCAACTTTTGGTGGTGAGCTTTTACTGTGTGCTATGATTAAGCGACTTAAATTAAAGAGAGGAGATAGTTATGGACAAATTGAAGAGTAGAAAGTTTTGGATTTGTGTTGCCGCATTTTTAGCGAGTATTGCTGTATCTATCTCAGGACTTACTACCAGTAATGAGACTATTGTTGGCATTGGTACAGTATGTGGTATTCTTTCTGCCGCTATTTATGCTTTCTGTGAAGCTGCCGTAGATTGTAAAGCTGTGAATCAGACAGACGATGTGTTCTTTGGTGATTTTGAAGATGAGGATAAAGAGTGATGGCAAGTTCAGCTCAGGCTAAACAGTTTATTCAGAAAATAGCTCCTATAATTCAAGAAGAAGCTAAGAAAAGAGGATATAAAGTATGCTCACCTATTATAGCCCAGGCTTGTGTAGAGAGTGCATTTGGCACCTCTTCATTGGGATACAAGTTCCACAACTATTTCGGTATGAAGTGTGGCTCAGCATGGAAGGGTAAGAGCGTCAACATGAAAACCAAAGAGGAGTACACTCCTGGAACTCTTACATCTATACGAGACAATTTCCGTGTGTATGATTCTATGGAAGAAGGAGTTAAAGGATATTTTGACTTCATCAACACAAAACGATATGCAAACCTTAAAACCGCAGTTACTGCTGAGATGTATTTAGCACTTATAAAAAGTGATGGCTATGCTACTTCTAGTTCTTATGTAAATACCAATATGAATTGTATTAAGAAGTACGACTTACAGAAGTGGGACAATGATAAACCAGTAGAAACTTCTAATCCTTCTGATACAATGAGTATAGATAAGATAGCTAGAGAAGTCATAGCAGGAAAATGGGGAAACGGTGCTGAACGAAAACAGCGACTAAGGGCTGAAGGATATAATCCAGCTATGATTCAGGCAAGAGTAAATGAAATGCTGAAAGGAAAATAGTATGGATGACAAGAAAGGACCAGTATCATACTTCGTTTTAGAAGGAATAATGACACATTTTTCAGTAACCATAAAAAGACTTATAGTGCTTACTGTATTAATTCTTATTTTATGGGCCGCAACTATTGCCGGATTTCTATGGTACATAAGTTTACCTATAGAAGAAGTGTCCAGCGTAAATGTTGAAAACGAAGATGGAAATGCAAACTATATTGGCAATGATATGAATGGAGATTTTAACTATGGCAAAAGTGAGTAAATCAACCTATATCAGACGAGCTACAAGAAGTGCAGGACTTATCTCATCAAGAAGGCGTAGAAGATGAAATTAGATGACATGGACAACTATGAAATTGCAGAAGCTATTGATAGGTATGTCCGTGGAGAAAGAGCAAGACAGATATTAAAACGCAGGCTATTGGATGAGATATGCTATGAACCTCTTGCTGAGGAATTTGATATATCTGTTTCTCAGCTAAAGAGGATATTGGGTAAAGCACAGGAACAGCTATTTAAACATATATCGAAATAAAGTATAATGGTGATAACAGATAATTGTTATCACCATTTTTATAGGAGAATTTACCATGATTGCATTTAGATGTCAATATAATCCTACATTAAAGGATATTGATAATTCCGCAGAGTATGTAGTACATATGGGAAATACGTCTATAGCAGGAGTGTATCCTGAGGGCATACGGAACTATTATACATATATAACTCATAACATATATGTAGGAAAGAGTATAACAAATCTCAGCAATATGTATAGTGATACTACAATTAACAATTATGTGGAGTTAAATAATGCGGTAAATCTTTTTTATACTTTTAGTTTATGTCAACAATTTAATCAGCCTGTGAATATCGTAAAGGCTGTTGATATGAATGGAACATTCAATGCCTGCTATAACTTTAATCAGACGGTTAATATTCCTAATACTGTAATCAATATGTGCAATACATTTAATGCTTGCCATAACTTTAATCAGCCTTTGATTATGCCTGATAGTGTTACTAATGCTACAGGTATATTGAATCGTGCGCATAATTTTAACTCAAATGTAGTAATAGGAGCAAATGTACAAAGTTTAGACGGCGCTTTTTCATATTGTGTAAATATGAAAAATCCTAATATAGATTTTAGTAAATTAAATGTTCCTTGTAGGATGTACAATATGTTTTATGGATGTACTAATTTTAATGCTCCAATAGTAATTAACAAGTGTTCATGGGCTGAAAGGATGTTTCAAGGGTGTTCCAATTTCAATTCTCCGATAATTATAGAGATGTTAAGTAACTACGATATTAGTTGTGTTTATATGTTTTTAAACGCTACATCATTTAATTCCATGGTATCAATCACAATAAATGAAGCTTATAGGACTAGACTAAATACAGCTGGTTTTTCTAGTATGTTTTCTGGCCTTAGGAATTTTAATTCTCCTGTGCAAATACCGAGGTTAAATAATTATAAAGGATATTTTGACAATATGTTTACTAGCTGTGTCAACTTTAATCAGCCTATATCTGATATGTTTGGCGATTATACCCGAGATGTGTCTGGAATGTTTGCATACTGTACTTCGTTTAATCAGAATGTAATTATTCCTGACTCCTATAATCAGTATAATTGTAAGAATATGCTATATCAGTGTACAAATTTTAATGGCGAGATTATTTTAGGAAATGGTGCAAATAATTGTGCTTATATGATGTATAATTGTCAAAACTTTAATCATGATATTACTTTGCCAAACACTGTAATGAACGCTTCTTCTATGCTATGTAATTGTACAAATTTTGGTAAAAACATTTATTTTAAAGGAAATTCTTATCGTGCATTGGACGTTTCACATTTACTATATGGTACAACTTTTTCGATAAGAAAAAATGTCCATTTTAATCAAGTGTTAAATAATAGGTTTAATATGACAAATAAAAGTCAGTCGTTGCAAGGAGGAATCTCCGACATTATATGGACATCCATGACAAATGGATTCTATAATGACTTTTATAATATTTATTGTTATTACAATTATCCAGGATAAAAAGGAGAAAGTAGTATGATAGCATATCGTAGTGTAGCCACAACACTTCCTGAAGGAGCAGATTTATATAAAGAATATTTAATATATGTTCCTAGTATGGTTCATAAGTATGTAGTTCCTGAGTATGGTTTTCCTAAAGACAATTCTCCATTTAAGACGTTTGATAATACTCCTGAACAATATGATAATGTGAGAATAGGAAATATTGTGGCTAATTGTTATGGACTGTTCATGAATTGCCAAAATTTTAATAAGAATGTGAATTTTGGAAAGAACGTTATTAACTTTGGCATGATGTTTAATGGTTGCACACGATTTAATCAAGATGTAATGATTAACTCATATGGCAATGATTATTCTGGAATGTTTAGTGGATGTCGTAACTTAAATTCTTTGGTGCAATTTTCAAGAACAATGAATTTTACTAGTAACGAGTCAAATCTTTCCAATATGTTTTATTCTTGCACCAATTTTAATCGACAATTTAATATTCCTTCTTCTGCACATGATATTTCAAGGCTATTCTCTGGATGTAGCAAATTTAATCAAAATATAATTATACCTTATTATGTAAATAATTGTTACGGCATGTTACAATACGCTGGCAATTTTTCCTCACATATTTACTTTTTAGGATATACAAATAGAAATATAGACGCATCTTATATGCTTGACATTGCAGGATGTCCTAACTATTGGTTAGAACCAAATGTGTATTTGCCTAAATACATTCATTGTCATCCAAGGATAGCTAATATTTTATACAATCAACCTTATATTTTAAACTATGCTAACGCAGTAGTTTGGAATACTTTAGGTGATGGAAATGGATGGTATAACTCATTCTATAATACATATTTGTATAATAACTATTCGGGCTGATAAATGTGTGATATAATGTTTACAAAAAGTAGGAGGATAAAAACATGAAACTCACTGTAGGTATTCCAGCTTTTAAAGCTCAGGCACATATATGTGATTGTCTGTCATCTATTCAGATACAGTCTATAAGAGATGATGTGGAAGTAATTATTGCATCAGATTATCCTGGAGAAGATTATAGTTATCTCAAAAAGAAATTCCCTAATCTGCATCTCATTACACTTGATTGTGAAAAGAATGTTGGTCCAGGATTATCCAGACAGAGATGTTTAGATAAGTGTTCTACACATTGGATAACATTCATTGATGCAGATGATGTATTCTATACTCCGTTTGCTTTAGAGATGATGTTTCAATCTATTCAGCCTAATGTTATTGAAGTACAAAGCATCTTTTCCCAAGAGATACAACCTAATCCTCAGAATTTAAGAAGCGTGAGAGTTGAAAATCCCGGTCATCCTTGGGTATTTGGCAGAATGTATAATGTTCCTTTTCTTAGAGCCAACAACATAGCATTTTCAGAATTAAGGGCTATGGAAGATGGTGAGTTTAACTGGAAGATACGAATGACAATAGAAGGAACACCTCTTTATATTCAGATGATAAATGAGATTACTTATCTCTGGAGATTAGGAAGTGAACACTCTATAACAAGAAGTGATGTCGAGGATGATATTCCTCAATACAACTTTGATTTATGCCAGATTGGAGCTACAGAAGCATCTATCAGAGCCGCTAAGTTTTGCAGAGAGAAGAATCCATTTAATGGCGGCATAGACAGATTCATCACTGAGATGATGATAGATAAGTATTTTACCTATGTTGAATGTAAAGCAAAGAAACCGGTATTTGAAGAACAGAATTTCTATAACGCCAAAAGATTTTATCATGAGTGTTATAAAGAGATTGAGCCTAAGATAAGCGATAAGATTCTTTCAGATATGTATACCTATATGAGAGGACAACACGCACAAGAACTGATAGGCATAATTCCTGATATAGCATTTTCAGAATTTATGGAAAGAGTGAAATTTGACAGCTATGGCGGAGAAGATGAGCTGAAAGAAATTCGTGCAAGATTGCCTCAAAAATATATAGATAACGATATAAAAACCGGTGTAATATCTTTCTAATTCTAAAAGTGGACTCTATTTGAGCTACCTACGAACTCGTAGGTAGCTCTTTCTTTTTCTATCATCAAAGTATGTACAAATACTTTAATCCAAATCCAGAACAAAAGAATGTAGGTGATTGTGTCGTGAGAGCATTTTGTGCCGCGACTAATTCAGATTGGGAATCGTCATTCGTCAAGATAGCTTTAAGAGGGTTTATCTTGCATGATATGCCCTCTTCTGACTCAGTATGGGGAGCACAACTACAAGATGAGGGTTTCACAAGACACATAATTCCAAACACTTGTCCTTACTGCTATACAGTAAAAGACTTTTGTGAAGATTACAATTCAGGTATATATGTTTTAGGAACTGGTACTCATGCTGTCGCAGTAATTGATGGTGATTATTACGATGCTTGGGACTCAGGAGATAAAGTTCCACTATTTTATTGGCGAAAGGAGAGATGATTATGCCAACACCTTATTTCAACAGTTATCAGCAGAGTTATGCACCGTATCAACAGAGCTATGCACAAGGCGGCAGTTATGGTCAGTCATATGCTCAGCCTCAGGTTCAGATGCCACAGATGCAGATGGCTCAGCCATCACAGCAGTCAACAATCAATTGGGTACAAGGAGATGTAGGAGCTAGAGCTTACAATGTAAATCCCGGTATGTCTGTATTGCTTATGGACTCAGAGGGACAGAATTTCTACATCAAGTCAGCAGACACTATGGGAATGCCTACACTTAAAAAGTATGCGTACTCAGAAGTTATAGAAGAGCCTATGAGACTTGAATCACATGAAGCTAAACAGATTGATACCGCTTTTTCAGCTACAAGAGAAGAAGTAAAGCAGTTGCATGAGGAAATACATTCGCTCAAAGAACAGATAAAGCGAATGGAAGATGAGAACAGAGCTATGGCAGAACAGCAGAGACAAAATGGAGGCAGAAAGAATGGCTAATTCTGTGTATGAGCAGTTAAATGGTCAACCTCAACAACCTGATTTTCAGTCACAATTTCAGTTATTCAGACAGAATCCTATTCAGTTTCTTATGCAGAAGAATATAAACGTTCCTAATGAAATGATGAATGACCCTCGTTCTGCCGTTAATTATCTAGTACAGAATGGTCAGATGAATCAAGGAGCATTACAAAAAGTTATGGGAACTCTACAGAGAATGGGATTTAGATTTTAGGTACTAACCTTGCAAGGGTACAAATAATCATTTAGAAAGGAGAACATTATGGACAATGGTAACGGAATGATTATGCCAGTAGCTCCCGCATATTATGGTGGTGGAAACGGTGGTTTCGGCTCAATGTGGGGCGGTGATGGCTGGTGGGTAATACTCTTCCTCTTTGCTCTTATGGGCAATGGATTCGGAGGATGGGGAGGATTTGGTGGAGCAGGAAACATGATGCTCGGTTATGACTTCCCATGGCTGATGAATGGTCAGCAGGGTATCAACAACAATGTTTCTGATGGTTTTAGAGATGCTCAGTTAGCTTCTCAGCTTACAGGTATTCAGAGTGCTGTAACAAGTGGCTTTGGTGACACAGCTCTCGGTATTGCAGGTATCAATCAGAACATTTGTCAGACAGGCAATTCTATTGGCAATCTGGTATCTAATGGATTTGCCAATGCTGAAACATCAGCTAATGCAAGGCAGATTGCTAATCTCCAGCAGTCTTTCAATTCTCAGACCGCTATTACAGGTGCAATCAGCAATCTCGCTTCTCAGCAGGCTAATTGTTGCTGTGAGAATAGGCTTGCTACTTGCCAGACTCAGAACATTATTCAGAATGAGGGCAACCAGACAAGATTTGCAGACGCAAATAACACAAGGGACATCATTCAGAGTCAGACAAATGGCACACAGGCTATTCTCGACAAACTTTGCCAGCTTGAACTCGATGGTGTTAAAGCTCAGGTTGAAGCTAAGAATGACCGTATTGCTGAACTCACAACAGCTCTTAATATGGCCACTATTCGTGAATCTCAGACAGCACAGAATGCCTTCATTTCACAGGGCTTTGCTAATGAGGTAGACCAGCTTTATAACAGGCTTAATAGCTGTCCTGTTCCTACGACTCCTGTATATGGTCGCACACCTATTTTCACTTGCCCACAGAATCAGTTTAATAACGGATGTGGCTGTGGATGCGGTATGGCAATAGCATAAAGTGAGGTGATACTATGGCAGAGTTTACCTATAATCCTGTACAGCTTGTAAATCCTAATCAGCCCGTCATTCTGAATACAAGCATACCGTGCCCTAAGGGCTATGTTTTACACAGAAATGAGTCAGGAATTGTAACTCTTCGTGGTGCAGTCAATAATCAGTTTTCATGTTTCGCCCGCTATCAGGTTACTTTCAATGGAAACATTGCAGTACCTGAGGGTGGAACACCTGGACCTATTGCGATAGCACTTACTCTTGGTGGAGAACCTATACTTACATCAAGAGCTATAGTTACACCTGCTGCCGCTGATGAGTATTTCAATGTAACCTCAACAGCAATCATCACTGTGACTAAAGGATGTTGCTTCAACGTATCTGTGGAGAATGTCTCTGAACCTGCTACACCTACAGTGCCTGCTCCTCAGATAAATGTTCAAAATGCTAATCTTGTAGTTAGCCGCATAGCGTAAGAAAGGAGATAGCCTATGTCAAAGAAACTTGAAAATCTCCGTGATACTCTTTGCGGAGAACTTGAAAAGGTAGCAAGAAAAGAAGAAATCAATATGTCCGACTTAGACGTTATAGACAAACTGACACACTCCATTAAGAATCTTGACAAAGTAATGCTCGGTAATGAGATGATAGAACAGTACGGGTATTACTTTCCCGACTACAGCGGAGCTAGAAGAGGACGAGATGGAGACAGTGACGGCAGATATAATGAAGGCTCAAGACGGGGAAGAAATCGTGATGGCTACGACAGGAGTTACGATTACTCCGGAAGAAGCTACAACAGCGACTATTCCAGAGAAAGAGGCTACAGTGGGCATGAACACACCGACATCGACAGATTTAAACATATGATGCAGGATGCAGTAAATCAACTTTAATATAATATAATGAAGCGATTAGAAAGCCAGTCAGAAATGACTGGCTTTTTCAAATGCAGATTTGACAAGCACTTAAATATGTTATAGAATGTTTATCAGAAAGAGAGACATAACAAAATGATAAATGTAGCGGTAAGAAAATCTAAATTCATGCCCGATGATTATTCAGCTTTTCTTTCTTTCCCGTATAATCAAGATGTGATTGATACAATTAAAGAATTGAGATATAGAAGCTGGATAAAGGGCTCAAAAGAATGGGAAATAAGAATCATAGATTTGCCTTATATCTTCAACAGATTTCCTAATCATGATTATGATATTAGTGGCAGATATGTAGAGCTTAATCCCAAACTTGATTTCAGTCTTGATGATTATTCATTTAAGACCGATTGTTTTAAACATCAGATTGATGGCTTCAAATATGGAATGATGCACGAAAGATGGTTGCTTGGTGATGAGCAAGGTCTTGGAAAAACTAAACAAGTCATTGACATAGCTGTAGCCAAAAAGCAGTTCTTCAATTTCTCACATTGTCTTATAGTGTGTGGGGTAAATGGATTAAAGTGGAACTGGCAGAATGAGATAGCAAAGCACTCTAATGAGACAGGTTACATCTTAGGTCAGAGAGTCAGAAAGAAAACAGGTGAAGTATATATTGGGAGCAACAATGACAAATTATACGATTTAGAGCACCTGGATGAGATTGAAAGTTATTTCATTATAACTAATGTAGAGACTCTAAGAAATGACGAAATAACAGACCTGGTTGTTAAATGGATACATTCTGAGAGTGATTGCAAGATAAATATGATAGCTGCGGATGAAGTACATAAGATGAAAAATCCTAGCAGTCAGCAAGGTAAAGGATTCATCAAGTTAGATAGTGATGTAAGAATTGCTATGACTGGTACTCCTCTTATGAACTCGCCGCTTGATTTGTATATCATTCTCAAATGGTTAGGATTTGAAAAGCACGCATACTATTCATTTAAAAATTACTATGCGATATATGGGGGATACGGAGGGTATCAGATAGTTGGATATAAACATCTCGATGAGTTGGAAGAACAGTTACAATCTATAATGTTGCGCAGACTCAAAAAGAATGTTTTAGATTTGCCTGAAAAGACATACATTGATGACTATGTGGATATGACTGCTAAACAAGCTACTATATATAAAGAGATTAAGGCAGATATTAAATCAAATATTGATATGATTTCTGTTGCACCTAATCCTCTTGCTGAAATGATACGACTCAGACAAGCTACAGGCTATACTGGTATCTTATCTAGTCAGATACAAGAATCAGCAAAGCTAGATAGAATGATGGAGCTGATAGCTGATGCAAGAGAGAATGGACATCAAGTAGTCATATTCAGTAACTGGTCTCAGATAATAGATGAAGTGAAGCACAGAATACATGGCAACTACACTTATGTCAGCATAACTGGAGATACAAGAGACAGTGAGAGACAGAGTAATGTGGATGCTTTTCAAGATGGCAGAGCAGAGATATTTATAGGAACTATTGGAGCTGCCGGTACAGGAATAACATTGACATCTGGCAAAGTCATCATTCTTTTAGACGAGCCATGGTCTATGGCATTAAGAGAGCAAGCTGTAGACAGATGTCATAGAATTGGTCAGAATAATAACATCACCATCTATACGATTATGTGCAAAGGCACTATAGATGAAAAGATACATAAACTTGTCTATGAAAAAGGTGAGATGAGCGACAGAATTGTAGATAGTGGTGGAGACATTGTAAATAAGCGAGAGCTTGTAAATTATCTTTTAGAGTAAGGAGGATTATATGGGAAAGATAAAAATAGAGGAACTTGCTATGCGCATTGACTCCTCTACACAGACAATCAATAACTGGTATAAATGGAAAAGAGAGAATCCAGACAATGAGCTTGCTTCTGTTTTGCCTGACTATACACAAGAGGGCAACAGACAGACAAGATATTGGGACACCAAAGATATATGGAAGTTTATCGAGTTTAAACAGGCTATTATACATGGCAGAAATGGAGTAATGGGTCAGTCCAGAAAAAGGAGGGAAATATAATGTCAAGAAAAGCATTACAGAGAGACACAATCACCAGAACAGAAGGCAATGAAAAACTCGCCAATCTCGTCACTGATTACATCTATAATAAAGATAGAGAGAAAGAGTTTAAAGACGCAGCCTCGGCTGAAAATACTGAGATTAAGGCTATAATGACTGAGTTTAAGATGACATCATTCGATACTGATACCGGCTCAGTCACATTGTCAGAGAGAGTATCAGAGGACTTTATAGAAGATAAGCTGATAGAGTTCCTCAAGACAAGGAATCTTGCTAGTGATATTGTAAAGACTAAAGAGTATGTAGATTTTGATGCCCTTGAATCTGCCATCTATCATGAGAAGATTGCAGGTGATGACTTGAAAGCTATGTCCTCATGTAAGGAAGTAAAGACAACACAGGTACTTAGAATTAAAAAGAAGTGAGGTGATAATATGTATTTAGACCCATTTGCCGCTGGTGTAGCAAGCACTCTTTTTGTAGAGATGGCAATAGTAATAATTTACGCAGTATTAACAGCATGGAGGAAAAAGTGATGGCATATGAAGTAAAAGGAAGAACGACAAAGATAACAGCAACATCAAGGTGTGCAATCAAGATAAAAGATAACTACTATACATTAGAGTTGTCAGAAGAGAGAGTGATGCCGGAAGAGACTGAGGTAAACCTTAATCGAGAGTATGAAGCTATCTTCAATAGTATTAACAATGAGATAGATAATCAGATGCAGGACATCCTGGATAGCATAAATTTAAATAAGAAATAATCCTGTTTACAGGGTGCTACAATAATGTTATAGTATTATTGTAAACGAAAGTTGTTTACGTGTTTTTACTTCTTTCATTAAATATGTGTGTTGTTTTCTTACCGAGAGCGCAAGGGATTTAAAATCTCCTTGCGCTTTTTCGTTTACAAACTGAACAAAATGTGTTATAGTATCTTTAGTCGAAAGACTCAGCGCACATTTTAAGGGTAGCTCCCTAATAAAAGATGTGTTAAACTGAAATTGCCAGTTGATGTACTGCACACGTCGGCTGACGAGTGTAATAATCAACTGGCATAAAGGCTTGATATTGAGATAGTGCAGTTATCTCCGTATCGAGCTTTTTTATTACTCAAAGAGAGGAGAAATGTAATGGGGTTACAACAGTTATTAGAAGAGTTGTTGGGGTTAGACAGCTATATACAAGTAAACAAAGCGATGATAAGAAAATTCGGATTACATGAAGCAATCCTCATTTCTGAACTATATAGTGAGAGAAATTATTGGAGAAAGCAGAATAAATTAAGAGACGATAAATGGTTCTTTTCTACAAGAGAAAATCTCGAAGAGAATACAGGACTAACTCCTTATTATCAGCGTGATGCACTCAATAACTTACAAGATATGGGAATAGTTGAATGTAAACGCATGGATACACCAGCTAAAATGTACTATTCTATTGTTGATGACAAGTTGTTAAAGGCTTTAACGACTTGTGATGAAACCCTTTCACGACAAGAAGAAAAAGGCTTTAACGACATTAATAATAATAAAAAAGAAACAATAACCATAACAAATAATAAAAAAGCACCGGTGCCCGGTGCTCTTGCAAAACATCCAAGAAATTTCTCTAAACAAACTCTTACAGATGACTTACAGAGTGGCAAAGATATAGATGAACAGAAAAAAGAAAAGAAGAAAATCTCAGAGTATGACAAGTGCTATAAGGAGATAGATGACAGATATACAGATAAAAATATAAACTCTTTACTGCATCAACATTTAGACTGGTCATATCACAGTAAAGACCCACAAAGACTTAGAAGTCTTAAAGTGTTTAAAAAACGACTTGATGAGCTGGATAAACTTGATAATAAGGAAAAAGTAATTAAACAGAGTTTACAGAAACAGTGGCATTGCTTTTATAAAGTAAGCGCACAGCAGTTGAAAGGAAATACTGTAGACAATGTGATTTTAGAATCACAGAGCCGAAGCAGTAAAAATGTGGAAGATATTATAGCTCAGAGAGCAGAGAGGAATGGTATTATATGATGACAGATGAAAAGAAGAGAGAGTTAAGAAGGATAGCACAGCTTGATTTATTGGAAAACAGTAATATTCCAGAAGTATATTGGGATGAGATAAAGTTAGCAATTCCTGAAGTAGATGTTGATGCTTATAGTAGATTATCTGAGATAAAGAATGACATAGTGAATATTAGTGAGCCTAATCTTCATATGCGAAATCTGTTGATATGCAGTAGTAGAACAGGTAATGGTAAGACATCATGGGCATTAAAGATATTACAGTATTTTTTATTCCGTTCAGCTTCAACTTTATATTATAAAGATAATGACGATTCATGGGGCTATTTTGTAACTGTTGCTGATTATGTTGCTATGAGCAAAGAGTGGGATTCAGAAAGAAGAAAAATATTTTATCATATGCAAGATATGGTAGATAAGGCAAGAGTAGTTGTGTTTGATGATATAGCAGTAGGAGAGTATTCTAGGGCAGAGTATATGGCATTGTACACAGCCATTGAGAAGAGACTGCTAAATAAAAAGTTTTGTATCTTTACATCCAATTTTATTGATTCAGATGATGCTGTACTTACCAATAGACTTGGTGTGAGACTCGTTGATAGAATATATTGTACATCAGAAAAGATAATACTTAATGGGGAAGGTGTAAGACATTGATTGAATTACAGGTCATATCAAAAATCTTAGACACAAAAGAGTATTTCCTAAAAGATAGTGAGAAAGAGATAACCTCAGATTACTTTGCAAACTATACGGCAGAGTTTGAGTTTATACAGAATCATTATAAACTGTATGAGACTGTGCCGGATGTTGAGACATTTCTTAGTAAGTTTCCAGACATCGAGCTTGTCGATGTACATGAGGAGAACAGCTATCTTTTAGACGAGCTTTACCATGAACATCTGTACAATACATTGTTGCCAGTATTTAAGCAAGGCTTTTCATTGTTTGAAGAAGGCAAACTTCTTGAAGCCTGTGATGTGCTGATTTCTGATATACCTAAAGCAAAAGAAGTAGCTGTAAAGCCACAAGATGTTGGTGTAGTCGAGAGTATAGATGAGCGTATCCACGATTATGAGTTTGTTAATCAGAATCAGTCAGCCAATTTCATCTCTACAGGATTTGATGAGATAGATGCAGACATTGTTGGTTGGCAAAGAGGGGATGAGCTAGTAGTATTCTATGCACGAACTAACATGGGTAAATCATGGGTAGTAGAAGAGTTTGGCACTAATGCAGTAGAGCAAGGCTACAGAGTAGGGTACTTCTCACCTGAGATGAGTAAGAAAGATGTAGGTTATAGATTCGATACTTTACATGGCAACTTATCAAACTCAGCTATGAGATATGGTAAGATTACTAGCGACTTTGATGTAGAGACCTACAGAGAGTATGGCGAAGAGTTAAAGAAATTACACGGAGAATTGTTTGTAGCAACACCTACTGACTTTGCAAGACGATTGACAGTATCTAAGCTGAAAGAGTGGAAAGAGCGCCGTAATCTCGATATGATTATCATTGATGGTATAACATATCTCACAGATGAAAGATTTAAAAAAGGTGACAATAAGACTATTTCCCTTACTAATATAAGCGAAGATTTAATGACGCTATCTGGTGAAGTGAAGATACCTATTCTTGTAGTAGTGCAAGCTAATAGAGGTGGAGTATTGGATAAGCAGTCATTAGACACACCTGAGTTAGAGAATATCAGAGATAGTGATGGCATAGCTATGAATGCCAGTAAAGTCTATGCAATAAAGCAGATGCACAAAGATGATGATATTACCCTTGTTATAGAGAATAAAAAGATGCGAGGGGGTAAGATGGGTCAGACATATACATATACATGGGATATAGATGTTGGTACATTTGAGTATGTAGATAAAGACTCATTAGATACAGGTGATGATACATACGAGAAGCCTAAAAAAGAAAAGAAGCAAGCAACAGGAGCAAACAGGCGTAAACGAAAGACCTCAGAAGAGGATGATTACTGATGATTAAATTAAAAGAAAGTGAGATACAAGTACCAGTATTAGATGTGTTGCAAGCTCTCAAAGCAGAGCTTGCTGCAGATAATATAGATTTGCTTAGAGATATAAAAGATGGTCCAGCTAATGTGATGATAACTTGTCCGTTTCATAATCATGGGCAAGAGAAGAAACCTTCAATGGGTGTGAAAAAGCAAGGAGGTATAGCCCATTGCTTCACTTGTGATGAAGTCGTAGATTTTACTGAGTTAATATCTTATTGCGTAAATGGCACTAAATCCTCGCAATATGGCACTACTTGGTTACTTAACAGATACAGAGACTTTACTTTTCAGACATTAAAAGAAACCTTAAAGTTTAATGAATTTAGAGGTAAAGAAAAAGATAAGCTGATTGTAGCAAAATGTAGGGGCGAACATTCGGATGTAAATATTGCTACGGGAAAAAGAGAATCGAAACATTTTGTATCGGAAACAGAATTAGACAGCTATAGATGGACACATAATTATTGGACAAAGAGAGGTATAACAGATGAAAGTATCATCGAATTATTTGATTTGGGATATGATAAGAAAACAGACTGCATTACTTTTCCTGTAAGAGATATAAATGGTAATTGTGAGTTTGTTGCAAGAAGGTCAGTTCGTACTAAATTCTTTCAATATCCGACAGGAGTGTCAAAGCCATTATATGGACTTTATGAGCTATATAATAGCAGAATCATACAAGGAACAAGAAAAGCTCCAGCTATTATAGTCTGTGAGTCTATGATAGATTGTGTATTGTTGTGGCAATCAAAGCATCCTGCATTAGCTCTTAATGGTTTAGGTAATGACAGACAGTTTAAGCAGTTAATGGATTTACCTATACGACATATCATACTTGCAACAGATAATGATGAAGCAGGACAAAAAGCTAAAGACAGGATAAAGAAGTATGTACATAATAAGATATTTTCTGAGATAATATTTCCAGAGGGTATCAAAGATATTGGGGAGTGTTCGAGAGAACAGGTAGATAACATACTTCAATGGGAGAAAAAGCCTTGGGAGAGAAAATGTTTAGTGTAATTGTTCCTGCTCATAATGCAGAGAACACAATAAGAAAATGTTTAGACTCAATAAAGAACCAGACATTTAAAAACTATGAATTGATTGTGGTATGTGATGCTTGTGATGATAATACCGCAGATATAGCAAGAGAGTACACAATACATACAATTGAAGTAGATTATCATAGTGATGGCCCTGCAAGAAATGCTGGAATAGAAGTATCAAAGGGTAAGTGGTTATTATTCATGGATGCAGATGATTGGTACTTACATGAGTTTTGTTTTGAGATACTTGCGAAGAAGCTAAATGAGGTTGATGCTAAAACCGATGTGCTTGTGTATTCAATCATATGGAAACATATAGGGTATACAAAGCCTAGAAGTGTTAAAGGTACACTTTATCCGCATTGTACAAATAAATGTTGGAGAAGAAGTTTTATAGGTAGAACAAGATTTCCTGATAAGTATGTAGCTAATGATGCAAGTTTTCATGAGGCTATGATGAAGAAAGAACCTAGATTATATGAGTGGGATATGCCTATTTATTACTACGATTATCTTAATGGTAAGAGTAAATCAGATGAGATAGGCAGAACAGCAGAAAAGACAAAACAGTATTGGAGCACACACTAATGCATAGATTCAGTATAATCATACCTGCATATAATTCCGCAGACTACATCGTGAACGCACTAAACAGCATTAAATCTCAGAGCTTTAAGGATTATGAGCTTATTGTTGTTTGTGATTCTTGCAAAGATAACACGGCAGAAATAGCCATGCAGTACGGAGCTAAAGTACATATCGTCAACTTTGGTAATGATGGTATGACAAGAAGTAAAGGACTAGATGTTGCAAAGGGAGAGTATGTATTATTTATGGATGATGATGATTGGTGGTTACATGAGTTCGTATTAGAGCAGATAGATAATGAATTAAAAGAGTTGAGCAATCCAGATGTTTTAGCGTTTTCTTTTGTATTCAAGGGAGTTTGTTACGCATCACCGACACTTAATCACGGCGAGTTATGGGTAGCTGTGTGGAACAAGTGTTGGAAAAGAACAAGTATAGGTGATACAAGATTTCCGAAAGTACATTCTTGTAGTGATAAATATTTTCATGAAAAGATGATGGAGAAAAAACTTAAAATAGATATATGGGATATGCCAATGTACTATTATAATTTTCTTAGAAAGGGAAGTATATCCGAAAAAGACGGAATATATAATGTAAGGGATTTGAAGAAATGGCTAGATACTTAATACATAGTTGTCAGAAAAGAAAATGGTATGTAGATGAATTTTTATTACCTTCAATGTTAAAACAAGGAATAGAAAGAGAAAATATACTAATATATAACGATAATGCAAAGCTCGGTAATTTACGAGCTTTTTTATCTTCTGCCGAGATAATAGATACAAGAATATCAGGAACATGGCATTTGCAAGATGATGTCATAATAAGCTCTAATTTTAAAGAAGTAACAGAGACATATGACCATGGTATAGTATGTGGGTTCTGTAATACTTATAGCGCAGATTTACCTATAGGTATAAGACCTGTGAGAGATATGTGGTATTCATTTCCATGTATTCGTATACCTAATGGACTTCTTAAATCATTCGTTAGATGGGTTAATATTCCCTCTACTCAGAATAAGTATAGAGTATACATAGAAGCGAATAAATTTGATGATACATTGTTCCGTGCTTACATTACTTCTTTATATAAAGATAAATTAGTACATAATCTTTGCCCTAATATTGTAGATAATGTGGATTATCTTATAGGAGGGTCTATTATTAACTATAATAGACCTGTTTCAGATGTAAATTCGATATATTTTACAGAGAAGCATTTAAAAGAGGAATTAAAGAATGCCCTTTCAAATACAGTTTACAAGCGAGATTAAATATGTTATAGTATATTTGCAAACACAAAAACACAAAACGTCAAAACGACAGAAAGGGAAAAACGAATGGCAACAAAAGAATTAACGAAACCCGTAAACGAAGTTGGAATTATTGGACAGATGTATGAAGAGAGAAAGTCCAAGAAAGTAGGTGTACTGGAGAGCAGAGAGCCCAAGTATAAAACTCTTATGATGAGAGATGCAGAGGGTCAGACATTCAACATCACTTTTTCTACTTTCAAGAGCAACTGGAGAAAGTATCAAGGAAAAGAAGTTGTGCAGTCTACAGCTCAGAAAGAAGAAGCTAGACAGGAAAAAGTTATTGAGGCTGAGAAGAGAGAAAACAGAACCACATCAGCTAAGAGAGAGCTTGAAGATTTGGGTGAGAAGCCTACAATAACAAAAGAAGATAAGGCAAAAGCTATTTCAGCATTGAAAGTTGTCATTGAAAATGCTGTTAATGGTGTTATTCCTGATACAAAGGTAGTAAAGACTTCTCGTAACAGTGTTAAGACTTACTATAAGAATCACTTGTTATTCGGTGCATATGTAAGACTCATGGAGAACAGGTATACTTTTGATACTACAACAGAGATTGCAGAGCAGATTGATACAGGTGATATTGAGGTTGAGAAGCTGGTGAATGATGCTTGGCATATCAGCACAAAGTTCAGATTCAGTCAGAACGATGTGGATGCTATGCTCAACATCTTTGTAAGCGTCCTTACTGAGTATGTTATAGAGAAGTATATTAAGCCTGAGCAGATTAAGGCAGAGAAGAAAGCCGAAAAAGAAGCGAAGAAAAACGCAAAAAACGAAGAAAACAAGGAGGAGTAATCTATGCCACGATTTTCGTATGAAGAAGCTGATAACTATGGAAGTCAGCCATTTGAGGGAAAGATTAACTATTTTCAGTTAAAGAAAGATGGAGACAAAGCATATGTACATCTCTTAGGAGATGATATGAATGATTTTCCTGGCTATGCTGTACATCAGATAATTGGCAAGTCAAAGTCTGGAAAAGAGTTCAGAAGATTTGTAAATTGTCTCAGAGAGTCTGGAGCACCTATAACAGACTGTCCATTCTGTGCAGAGGGCAAGCACAATCCTGATTTGAGTAAAGTCTGGGCTAAGCTGTTCATTCCTGTATACGCTTGTGATACAGATGAAGTGCAGATATGGGAGAGAGGCAAGACATTCTTCAGAACACTTGCTAGTTATTGCTCACACAATCCTAATGTCTCTGAGATAGTTACAGAAGTAGAGAGACAAGGGGCAGCAGGAGATACATCTACAACATATGGTCTTTACGCTACAAGAGAGAATGACAACTTCAAGATGGAGAACATCAAAGAAGATATACCAGAAATTTTAGGTGATGTCATTCTTGATAAATCATATGATGATATGACTTATTATGTACAGCATGGCTCATTTCCTGAAGAGCAGAAAGAAGATGCTGGCATAGCAAGAAGAGGTGCGTCTAATCGTGATGATGCGAGAAGAGATGATACCAGACGTACAATGTCAAGACGCAATACTTCGGCAGAAGATGATTTTTGATTGAGTGATGTAGTGGCGGAATAGGTAGACGTTAATCAGATGCGATAATGCCAAGGCAATATCAATGCATCATGTAAGGTGCAAATCCTTACCTACATCATTTCCCATAGGTATTATTTTTCATGATATGATAAACGCCTAGAAAAACTTTCTATACTGTCATTCGTCCTATTACATATCAGATAGGACAGTAACTATTAACAACGCAATTTAATACAGTAATCCTTTTAGTTACTATATCTTGTGGTTAAGATTAAACTGAAAGGGGGTGCGTTGAAGCAACATTCGTTCTGTTACCTATGACTCTCGACAGTATAGAGATATGTCTAAGTTTCCAAAGAACTTGACCGTTCCTCATGGGTTTATACGACATATGGACAGATAACTCAGTTGGCTAGAGGAAAATTCTTGTATTGACCACCATCCCACGATACAAGATTGTGTCGCAGGTTCAAGTCCTGCTCTGTCCATTATATATTGAAAGGAGTAAAAGTTATGCCACTATTTGAAATTAAGCAATCGATAACAAAAGCAACAGACTCGGCAATAATAAAGAAATCAAAAACAAAAGCTACCGTCACTAAAAAGAGTGGCGGTAATATTGTAGATAGAGTAAAAACCATTGTTGCTAAAGTAGAGACAGCTTTAGGTAAGTATGCAGATGAGACACTCATAATACAGGATGAGCAGACGTTATCAGATTATATAGATGCCTGTCTCACAGAAGGTATATGTGCAATAGATACAGAGACAACAGGACTAGACCCTATATTAGATGAGTTAGTTGGTGTATGTGTCTATACCCCAGGACAAAAGACAGCATATATTCCTGTAAATCATATCTCATATGTATCAGGACAAAAAGTAAAGAATCAGCTAGATGCTCAGTTAGTAGGAAAGTATTTAGCAAAGCTACAGAACTGTTTAAATAGACCTTTTGTAGATATTGATATGTTTAATTCATCGTTTGACATACGAGTGCTAAAGAATCATACCGGCACAAGATTGAAGTGCACATGGGATGCTTATTTAGGAGCAAGATGTCTCAATGAAAATGAGCCTAGTAATGCTTTAAAGAAATTACATCAAAAGTATATTCTTAAAGGAACAGAAGATGCCTTTAAGTTTGATGAATTGTTTAAGGGAATAGATTACAGACTTGTTCCTATAAAGACAGCCGCATTATACGCCGCACATGACCCTAAGATTACATATGAGTATGCGGAGTATCAGAGAAACATATTTGATACAAGGGAGAATTTGAAAGATGTCTATTGGGTATTTCAGAATATAGAAATGCCTTGTGTAGATGCTGTAGTTGATTTAGAGGATACTGGCATAGCTTTTGACACTGATTATAATGAGGAACTAAAGAAAAAGTATCACGCATTGTTGGACGAGAAAGAAGCAAACTTCCATAAACAGTGTGAAATGTATGCTAGTGAGATAGCAGAGTATAACGGAGATGTTAAACTAGATAATCCTATAAATATACAGTCTGTGAAGCAGTTACAGGCATTACTCTATGACATAGCAAAAGTTAAGCCTGTAATAGATAAAAAGACAAAGAAGCCGTCAAGGGGTACATCAGAAGAAGTGCTGACAAAGTTAAAACACCCAATAGCAGATGCAATCTTAGAGTACAGAAGTTTTTCCACACTTGTCAGCACATTTATAGATAAACTGCCTGAGTGTGTGAATAAAAAAGATGGCAGAATACACGCTAAGTTCAATCAGTATGGTGCAGATACAGGTAGATTCAGTTCACAAGACCCTAATCTACAGAACATCCCATCTCATGATAAGAATATACGAAAGATGTTTAAAGCCACTAATAATGAATATACTGTTACCACTGATTCTGATTATTTAGAGGTGAAGCGATTTACAGAAATAGAGACTTCTAATGGATGGATATGTTCAGATAAATTGAAAGCAGGTGATTTATTGTTGATGAATGATGAAGATGGTGAATCAGAATATGAGGTAGAGTCTGTTGAGATACTATCTGATAAGGTCATTATTCGATTGTGGGATTGTTGACAACAGGTATTGACTTATTGTGTAAAATCTCTTATAATCGTATAAGAGGTGATTACTATGATTGTATATAAGATTTCCAATAATTTTAATAATAAAGTCTATATCGGGGCTACAAAGCGAAGTTTAGAAGAGAGATGGAAAGAACATTGTACTTGTGGAGAAAAAGGTGGTGGTCATGCCCATGAGTTATATCGTGAAATGCATGAACATGGGATAGAAAATTTTAAGATTGAGATACTAAAGGAATGTATATCTTTTGATGAATTATATGATACAGAGACAAAATTTATACAGGATTACAATGCTGTAGAGTGTGGATATAATACATATCATTGTTCTCCTACAAGAGAAGATTGGGAAGAATTTTATCAGCACATGAAAGATAGCATGACAGATGAAGTTAAGAATCAAATATCAAAGACACTTAGGTCATATAGGTCAGAACATCCTTTTTCTAAACAGCATAAACAACGATTGTCAGAAAAGGCTTTGGGTAATAAGAATGGAGAGGGCAATTTATCACACTCAGTAGCTTGTTTATGCACAGGTAAATATGGTAGACACGAATTTAGAAATTATAAAGAAGCGGGATTATGGTGGTATAATACTTGCAAGCCATTCGGTGAAAAGTATTCACAAGCTACATATCAGAGGAAAATTATTGATTGCATAGATAAAGGGTATTGTTACTTCAAGAGAAAGAAATACAAGTTTGATGATATTAAATGGTTTAGGAAGTGAGGTGATGTAAAATGAAAAAGTCAGTCAGAGTCAGAGAAAAATATATAATGATGTCCGCTGACTATTCTTAGGTCACAGCAGGAAATCAAAGGTATGGCTCAGATGTGTAAAGATGAGGGAATGATAGAAGCGTTCAGACAAGGTAAAGACTTCTATGCAGAGATAGCATCAGTAGCATTTGGATATCCTTATGAAGAGTGCAGAGAGTTTAGACCAGATGGTACAACTAATCCTGACGGTAAAGAAAGACGAGCGCAAGCTAAGAGTATTCTGTTAGGAATAAACTATGGTAGAGGGGCAGCAAGTATAGCTGAACAGATAGGGTGCTCTAAACAAGAAGCCGAGAGAATTAAAGAGCTTGTGTTCGATGGATTTCCTGCTATAGCTGAGTTTGAAAGACAGAGTTTTGAGATGGCAGAAACATTAGGTTATGTCACTACATTGTGGGGCAGAAAGAGAAGATTTCCGTCTATGCTTTTGCCTGACTTCGAGTTCGAGTACATACAGAATCAAGACTCATCAGACCCATTGGCTTTTGATGATGAGTTAGACGATTTAGAAGTGCCTGATGAGGTGATAGATTATTATTTAGATAGATTAGATAGTGCATGGGGTAAAAAGAAACAGGAGATTATAGCAAAAGCAAAAGAAGAAGGAATAAGAATAATTGACCACACAAGAGATAAAGACTATACCAAGATAGTCAACGCTAGAATACAAGGCACAGCAAGTGATATGACAAAGCTGGCAATGATAGCTCTCAATAAAGATGAGAGGTTACGAGAGCTAGGATTCAGAATGTTAATACCCATTCATGATGAGATATTAGCAGAATGCCCAGAAGAGAATGCGGTAGAAGTAGTGCCTAGATTTGCAAAGATAATGTCAGAAGCCCCTGGTGAGAGATTCACAATACCAATTAGCTGTGATGTAGAGATAACACATAGATGGTATGGTAAGAAATATAAACTTGTTGATGGCAAACTTGTAGAGGAAGAATGATGAAATATGCAGTTTTTATTTTATCCCATAAGAGAGCAGATAGAGTAGAGACCTATGAGTCTTTGCGAGAGTCAGGATATACAGGAGATATTATTCTTGTGATAGATGATGAAGATGACCAGCAATTCACTTACTATCAGAGATTTAATAAAGACCTTGTAGTATTCAATAAGCAAAGATATATAGATACCTCTGACGCAGTATATCCTGTAGAGAAGAGAAGTTCGGCACTGTATGCGAGAAATTTTATAGAGTCTGTGGCAAAAAATAGAGGATATGACGGCTTTATAATGATTGACGATGATATGCAGTCATTCAGATACAGATGGGTAGAAGCTGATTCTGTTAAATCCTTGCGTGTAGGACAGTTTTTAGATAAAGTCTTTGAATATTACATACAATATATGAAAGACGCAGGAATAGCTACCACATCGTTTCCTTTTAGTATGTTCTACACATCAGGTGTAAAAGATTTAGAGCAGAGAATTTCAAATTTCCGTCATACTTATGGGGTTCATATAAGAAATACAGATTTTCCTGTTGAATGGAAGAGTGTTATCAATCAAGATACTATTACAGAGCTATTGACGATGCAGATAGGATATATATGGTGGTCTATACCTTTTGTAGTTGTAGATAGTTTGCCCATGAACAGATTATCTGGTGGATTAAAGAGTGTGTATGACAGTATATCCGATTTTGATAAAGCATTTTTAGCTGTGATTACTAATCCTAGTGGATGTAAAGTTGCATATTCTGAGAGTACAAGAAGCTCCATGTACATAAAAGAGAACAGACAAGCAACTTATCCTATGATTATTAGTGGGAGATATAAGAAATGATTGTGTTTATAAAGACACATGGTAGACCAGATAAACAGTTGACGTTGCAGACACTACGACAAGCAGGATATACAGGAGAGATTGTTCTAGTATTAGATGATGAGGATGAAACTTATAATGACCACTTGAAATATTTTGATGAGCGTACACATACCCATATAGAAGAATTTTATAAGGAGTATTATGTACAGAATATTGATAGTGGTACAAATACTCCTAAAAGAAATGTCAATCTATATGCTTGGTGTGCTTGTGAAGATTTAGCAGACGCATATGGCGAGAAGTTCTTTATCATGGCAGATGATGACATCACAGGATTTAGATTCAGATATAAAGACGGTAAACATTTGAGGTCATTAAAGATTACCCAAAATCTTGATGAGATATTTGCTTTAGTAGAGGAGTATATGTTGTCGTGCAATCTTTCAGCTATGAGTACAGGAATACCTCAGATGTATTTTTCAGGAGATATAGAGAAAGACTTATGGAAATGGAGAGTACCTTATACTTTTGTATTTAGAAACGCAAAGCATAAACTTAATTGGGTATCTGAGTATGAAGAAGATATTATTACCGCAATAAGAGCGTCTATTGACGGACAATATCTTTCTGTATTGCCTGTAATTCAGCGAGAGACAGTAGAGATTGGAACTAATTATGGTGGTATGCACAATAGTTATACTGATAGTTTTGTAAATGCTCAGTATGGATATATTTGGTATCCTTCTTGCAGAGAGATTATTCCTTATAAAGATAAGTTTATGTGCAAAATAAAGAGGGACAATGCTTTTGCAAAATTAGTCAGCTCTTCCTATTGTATCCACAAGTAATGTGTTATATAATATTTATGTAAGCGAGATTCACAAAACGAAAGGAGAAATAATGAAACAGTTATTTGCTGATGACAACGCAAAGAAAAATCCAATGGGGGATGACACGAAGTATTCTAGGGCGATACGAGTACCACAGTATGAGCCGTCTAATGTAAAACCCAATCTTGAATCAGTCTATGACCTCACAAAGTACAGCAAACTTATAGCAAAAATCAATAAGTCTGGTGTGTCGGAAGAAGAGAAGAAATTTCTCAAATTCGCCGCTTCTCGTCATATAGTCTTTACTTATAGTAAGATAGCAGACTATTATGCCCATGCAGATAAAGAGATGCAGGAGCTTATGGAAGAGTCAGCACTTGTTATCTTAGACATGGACGATGCTATAGCTAATGGATATGTTGCTCTTTCTGAGAAGATGAAGCAGTTAATTGAGGAAGAGAAGGCCAGAGATGCTAAAGCAAGAGAAGCTAAAGATATTCTTAAGGCACAGAGAGAGCTAGCCCATAAGAAAGAAAAAGAGAAGAAAGCTAAGGAGAAAAAAGTTGAGCAGGCTGAATGATTTTGCAGTAATGATACTGTGTCATGGCAGAGCAGAGAGCGTACCAACATATCCTACATTAAGAAAGTATGGCTATAGTGGCAGAATCATTATTGTTTGTGATGATGAAGATAAAGATTTGCCAAACTATCAAGCTATATATCCAGAAGTAGAAGTATTTTCTAAAGATTATGTAGCAACATACATGGACCCAATGGATAATTCTAATGACAGAAGATGTGCGGTGTATGCTAGAAATGCCTGCTTTGATATAGCAGAGAAGTTGGGGTTGAAATACTTTGCGGAATATGATGATGATACCATAACACATCCATACAGATATGAAGAGAATGGTATTTTGTATCGCAGTACATTAGCTAATCTCGATGCGGTATTTGAAACATATCTCGCATATTTAGAATTGAATGAGCATATTTTAGCACTAGCGTTTGGTCAACCCGGTGATTATATTGGTGGTGTAGGAAGTAGACTGCATCAACAGCTCTATAGAAGAAAAACTATGAATAGCTGGATATGTAAGACTGACAGACGTTTTACATTTAATGGTCGTATGAATGATGATGTGAATACATATCTTATTAACGGTGTTCGTGGTGGTATATTCTTAACATTTGATGGTATAATGATTGACCAACCTGAGACTCAGCAAGTAAAAGGCGGAATGACAGATATGTATGTAGGAGCAGGAACATATCAAAAAACATTCTTTTCTATCATTCAGTGTCCGTCATTTGTAAGAGTTACAATGATGGGAGATACACATTATCGTATGCACCATGACGTAGACTGGGAGTGCGCTGTGCCTAAAATAATTTCAGGTCATTATAAGAAACGAGAAGCTCCTAAAGAAGAGTGGCGAGACATAGCAGAATATGAGGGCATATATCAAGTTAGTAACTACGGTAAAGTTAAGAGTCTGGAAAGAGATGTTAAGTTTGTAAAGAATACAGACACAGTATTTTATAAACATTTTCCAGAAAGAATATTGTCTCAAAGTATGTCAACACCAGGATATTATACAGTAATGCTATATAAGGATAACGATGTATATGGTCCAAAAGAAGGCAGAAGATATGGTGTACATAAGTTAGTAGCAGAAGCATTTTTACCTAATCCTATGAATCTAAGGGATGTTAATCATATGGATGAAGATAAAACTAATAATGTTGTAACAAATCTTGAATGGATGACACATGGAGACAATAAGATATATGATGGCACAAAGTTTAGAGCATTGATGACTGAGCTATATGGTGAAGGAAATCAGTGGCTAAAATAGATATAAAAAGAAAGGAGAATCACATGAGTAGTATGCTCAGAAGTTTAGCCAGAAATAGGGCTAAAGAAAACATGAGGGAACTCGGCTTCAAGCAGTTCTGTAAGCATGATTATAGCCAGAACAGTATTGGTAAAGCTGTGTTCACAACAAGGCTCAACAGTGAATTTGCAGACAAATGGAGAACATTTGCAAGCGGCACAGTACGAAAGAAAAAGAGAGGAGTTAAAGCATGAAATTAACAATCAACACGGCGCAATTTCAGAACATGGTAGCAAAAGCAGTAAAGGGAGCAGGAATGAATAGTGACATATTCATGACACAGCTTATGTCCATTTCATTAAAAGACAATCTGCTTACCCTCGAAACGACAGATAATAACAACTATCTGTATGTGAGGCTCGATAAAGTAGCGGGAGAAGATTTTTCAGTTGTAGTTCCTGCTGAGAAATTCAGTAAGCTCATTTCAAGACTCACCTGTGAGAATGTAACACTTGAATTACAGTCAAAAGATGGAGAGCTTGATAAGCTCGTAGTTAAAGGCAATGGTAAGTATGTCATCGAGTTGCCTTACGATGAAGAAGGAGAGCTGATAGAATTTAACGACCCTCTTGTAGATACTTATGGAGACTTCTGGAGTTCAGCAGAGCTACAGTTGACCACTGTTAAGCACATTCTTAACACAGCTAAGGCAGCATTGCTTGTAGGCAAAGAAGATATGTGCTACTCAGATTACTATGTAGGTAATAGAATAGTTGCTACAGATACTTATAAGATTTGTGGCATAGACATCAAGATATTTGATGAGCCTAAACTCATTTCTCCTCAGCTTATGGACTTGCTTGATGTTATGTCCTCAGAGAATATCAGCGTAAGATATAAGGATGACATTGTAATCTTTGAGACAGGAGATGTCGTTGTTTACGGAGTAGTAGATGAGGGCATAGAAGATTACAAGATAGATGCTATCTCAGGATTGATTGATGAGCAGTTCCCAAGCTCATGTAAGATTGAGAAACAGCCTCTTATGCAGATGCTTGACCGTCTTTCTCTCTTTGTCGATGTATTCGATAAGAACAGTGTTTACCTCACATTCACAAAAGATGGTCTTATGGTATCATCTAAGCAGGATAGCGGTTCAGAGACTATACCTTATAAAGAGAGTGAGAATTTTAATGATTACACCTGCTGTCTTGATATTGACCTGTTTAAAACACAGGTTAAAGCATATCAGTCAGATGTTATTGAGATTCTTTACGGAAAAGAAAATAGCATCAAGTTTGTACTCGGCAACACTAAACAGATAATTGCCCTTGCAGACGATGACAGATAATCAGCAACTATTATTGAGGGAGAGCTAGTCTCTCCCTTATTTTAACTGGAGAGTATATGAGCAGACAATCATTAAAGAATGTTAGCCGTCTTATCAATCTGGCAAACGATGATAAGACAGGTGTAGCAGAGAATTTTTTAGAGGACTATAAAAGAAGCATAGAGCTTACAGAGGAGAAATATACAGGCTTACCTTCTCCTACATTTAAGCCCTCCTCATTAAACTGTAAGCGAAATTGCTATTATCAGATAATGCAAGTACAACCTGATTCTGGACACACATCATTCAACATGGTTGGAATATGCAATAGCGGTACAGATATTCATGTAAGAGTTCAGACCGCAGTAATGCAGATGAAGGAAAATAATATAGATTGTGAGTGGATAGATGTCGAAGAGTATATTAAAGAAAAATGGTTAGACTATCTGATAGTGAGAGAAAAGAAAGGTACAGAGACAAAGCTGTATGATACAAGATACGGTACATACATTAGTTTCATGTGTGATGGAATAATAAAGTATAAGGGCAAATACTATATCTTAGAGATAAAGACAGAGAGTAGCAATAAATGGTATCCAAGAGAGAATGTTGACCCTAAACATTATCAGCAGGCAATATCCTATTCTAATAGTTTTGGTATAGATACAGTGCTGTTTATGTATGTAGATAGAGACCTGTTAAATGTGAAGTGCTACGAGTTTGTGGTAAATGACTCTATGAGGTCAGAACTTGTACACTTCTTAAAAGATGTACAAGGATATGTAGAGCGACAGATAGTGCCACCTAAAGGAGATATTAAAGCCACAGTTTGTAGATACTGTCCTTATTCTACTCAGTGTAAAAAGGATGATTGACTATGAATCACATATCAAGAGGCAAGGATTTTGAAGCAGTAGTGCGGTACGCATTTGAAGATGTTCCTGATACTCATGTGTATAGAATACCTGACCAGCAAAATTATAAAGTAGGTTCAAAGAATCCATGTGATTTTTTGATTTATCACAAGCCTAGACTTTATGCTTTAGAATGTAAAGCAACAAATAAACCATCTCTTCCATTCGCCAACATATCTGAATATCAATGGACAGAGCTGTTGAAGATGTCTCAGATACCAGGAGTAGTCGCAGGAGTATTATGCTGGTATGTCAATTATGACAGAACAGTTTTTATTCCCATTAAATTTTTAGAGACATTGAAACAAAATGGAGCAAAGAGTATTCGATATGATGCAGATGACTCACAGATTATAGATATTCCTGGTAGAAAGAAGCGTGTGTTTTGGGAATATTATATGGATGAGTTCTTCCGCTCGATACCTTAATAGCGATGTGAGATAATAAAAGAAAAAGAAAGTGAGATATTATGGGTGAGATTGTAAAGTTTGAGTTGGGGTGTAAACGTTGTGAGAATTTGTCTCAGATAGGTAAAAATACTTATGTCTGTATGAAGCGTGTACATATGGATGATAGTGATGTTATACCTATCAGAGATGGAAAGAAAACAAAAGATTGGTATGTATGTGAAGGAAAAAATTTTGTGAGAACACTAAATACACACTTACACGCAGATTAAGGAGAAAGAAGATGTCAGAGATATTATCACCGGAACTATTAGAGAAGATAGAAGCTAATGCTACAGAGCTTGATAAAACCATTAACGATATTATCGAGAGATATTCAGGTGAGCTTGATGAGTATATGCAGTTTGTTATGGGCATACTCAGAAATGATGAACAGCCTCCTACTGATGCAGAGTTAGATGATTTTGTACTCAGATTATCCTCACTGATATACTTTACGAGTGTAGGAGCAGAGCAGATGGGTATAAGAGATGACCTGTCTCATTCAGTATATAAAGAAGCATATAATACTGCCAGAGCATTACAGAAAACAGGTACAGTTGCAGATAAAAACACACAGGCTGAGATTGATGCGCAAGCTGAGAGAGTGGTGAATATAGTGTACAATAAATCCTACAAGATACTAAAGGCAAAAGTTGAGTCAGCACAGGAAGTCCTTTCTAGTTGTAAGAAAGTAATGAGTCGCAGAATGTCGGAATATGAGTTGTCGAGAATAAACGTAAATAATTAAGGAGAATGTGATGGCTAAAGATAAACAACTTTCATTAGATGAAATCATAAAGAAAGTAAACAAAGAAGCAGGAGCTAATATAGTTGGCTATGGTATTCCTAAAAGAGAGTACACAAGAATACCATTTACATCTCCTCGTATGAATTACTGTACTTATGGGGGAATACCTACTGGCAGACTGATTGAGTTTTATGGCGAAGAACATGGTGGTAAAGCCCTCGTTAATGGCACACCTGTTCTTAGTGAGTATGGATGGGTGAATATTGAAAAACTGAATATTGGAGATAAAGTATATGGAGAAGATGGAGAGTTACATTATGTAGTTGGTGTATATCCTCAAGGTGAAAAGATGTGTTATGACTTCAAGCTGAGAGATGGCACATCAGTTGAATGTAGCGAAGACCATTTGTGGTCAGTATTTACAGGTGGTCAGATGAAGCATCTGCATTATAGGGATTGCAAGTTAAACACAATGTCCACAAAAGATATGCTGGATAACTTTGATAAAGAATATTATCTTCCTGACATATCAGCTATGCAGTTTAACACAGAGAGGGAGTTAGCCTTACATCCTTATCTATTAGGACTATTGCTCGGTGATGGTGGTATATTAGGTGGTACACCACATTTTACAAATCCAGAGCCTAATATTGTTGAGCAATTAGGTTCACTTGTAAGTAGATATAATTGCACTATACATTTCCATAAAGGTTCTCAGTGTGACTATCATATTGTTGAGAATAAAAAGAGCAATAATCATCCCATAAACAGTATTCTTAGACAGTATGGATTACTCGGCAAACATTCATCAGATAAGTTTATTCCTAGAGACTATAAGTTTGCAAGTATATCAGCTAGATATGATTTAATAGCGGGACTTATAAATACTGATGGAAGTGTTTGGGGTGGAGTAGAATATTGCTCATCCTCTACAGAGTTGATAAATGATTTCTGGGAAGTGTGTATGAGTTTAGGTATTTATTGTGTGAAGAAGAGGTATAAGGTTAGAATACCTGCGTCATCAATGACAGATGAGTTGGTTAATAGGCTTAGCGATAAACATAAAGCAAAGCACATGGAATACTTGAAGTGTCATAAACAGCATATACATAAGCACAGAAGAAAAGTAGAGTCCATTGAAGCTGTAGGTATGAAAGAATGTACTTGTATAAAGGTAGATAACCCTACAAGTCTATTCATTACAAAAGACTTTATACCTACACATAATACAACCACAGCACTTGATATTGTAGGCAACTATCAGCGTATGCAAGCGAATGAAGAAAATCCTAAGAGAGTGGCATACTTTGATAGTGAGAATACATTAGATGTAGAATGGGCTGCAAAGTTGGGAGTAGATGTAGATGACCTCATCTTGTTACAGCCTGAATCTCAGAGCGCAGAGGATATTCTACAGATAATACTTGAAATGATGGCTACAGGAGAAGTAGGGTTAGTTATCTTAGACAGCATAGCCGCTATGGTATCAGCACAAGAAATGGATAAGACTGTAGCAGATAAAACGTATGCCGGAATTTCTATGCCACTTACTGTGTTCGGTAGAAAAGCAGAAATGCTATGCCATAAATTCAATAGCACAGTCATAGGCATAAATCAGATACGAGATGATTTAGGAGCTATGTATAGTGGTGCAATAAAGACTCCTGGGGGAAGAGCGTGGAAACATCTGTGTAGTGTGCGTATGCAGTTTACAAGAGGAAGTTTCATTGACGAGAAAGGCAATGAGATTAAGCGTAGTTCAGAGAGTCCTGCAGGCAATAAAGTTTTGATGAGTATGGTAAAGAATAAGACGTGTCCGGGGAACAGAAGAGGAGGTTACTATACGATTGACTATGCTAATGGCATAGATTATCTTACAGACCTTCTTGAAGTAGCTCTTAAATACAATCTGATATTACAGAGCGGAGCATGGTTCTCAGTAGTAGACCCTGATACAGGTGAGATTAAAGCAGATAAGATGCAAGGCATGGCAAATGTGAGAGCGTTCTTTGCAGATGAAGAACATGAGGATGTACTACAGTTCGTAGAGGACTATATAGATAGCAAGATATGTTAAATACGAAAGACGCCCGATTGAACGGGCGTCTTTTTTACAAGACACATTGAAAGGGTTAAAAGTCCTCTGCAAACGTTTGCTGTAAGTGTCTTACAGGAATATTCTATAACATTATTTACTATATGTCAATCATGTTATATACTGTTTATATAGAAAAAGACACTTAGAAAGGAGAGAGAAGTGAAACAGATATTAGAGCAGTGGAGTGGTAAGTTTGAAGTCAATGGGGAGATTGAAGTCAACTTAGATGCTCTGAATGTAAAAGATGGAGATGAGTTTCATGTGAAGCTAATCTCTAAAAGAAGGGAGATAAAAGATGATATACTGTCAGCCAGGAGATTGCGATAATTGCAAGTACGATGATTGTATTGGAACGATAAAGGGTAAACCTGGAAGAAAGAAGTTACCAGCTGAGGAGAAAAGAAGGCGAAAAAATGAGAGGGCGAGAATTTATAGGGCTACACATAAAGAAGAGATTAGAAAGTATATGCGAGAGCATTACCTTAGAAAAAAGAATAGTTGAAATAACAGTCCTGGTTGTCTTTTTAGCGATTGTTTGTTTACATCATGAAAATGTACAGCAGACAGTAAAAACGAGCGAGGAAGAGAGCCTGGTAGAAGATTCTATACTACCTGAAAAGTATTCAATGCTACATTCTACATATGATAAAGAGGAGCAAGATGATATTAGAAATGAAATCTTTTATGGAGAGCTTGAAGAGGTAGCATTGTTAGTTCAAGCAGAAGCGGGAAATCAAGATGAGTTGGGTAAAAGATATGTAGCAGATGTAATCTGGAATAGAGTAGATACTGACGAGTTTCCCGATGCAGTAAGAGAAGTGATATATCAGATGGACCCCCGTTCAGTTTTCAACAACAGTAAACGGAGCAATAGGGGCAGCAGGATATACTATCACAGATGATGTATTTCAGATAGCATTAGAGGAATATAGTAATAGAACCAATACAGATATATTGTATTTTAGAACAGATAAGTATGGTAGTGGTACACCAGCTTTTAAGCATGGAGCACATTATTTCAGTACGAGGTGAGGAATAAGGAATGACACAAGAAAGGAACTGTAAATCTTGTATATATTATAAAGATGAATATTGTGAAGTATTGGATATAAAACCATGTTATCCCCAAAAAGGATGTGATTATTTTAGTAAGCGAAAGGGTAAATCTGATGTGCTTGACAAGATAAGAGTCGAGATAATGGCTTTAAGAAACAGAAGGGCAGAAGAATTTGATATAGATTCGGATGTGTTTGACGATAGAGTGATTTTAAGGTCAGATGTTCTTAAAATTCTTGACAAGTATAAGGAAGAAATTGAGCCACAGGAAAGTGATGACACATGAGAAGTGTATTTAAAAGAGCATTTTGCTTGCATGAATGGGTAAGAATGGACAGCACATCACTTGTCTTTACACATATTGGAGCAAGGTATATGTGGGTGTGCAAGAAATGTGGTAAGACAACATTTTATCCAAATTACTAAGGCAGAAAGTGAGGAATAAATATGGCAGATATAGAATTGGTAATTAAAATACCTGAAAAATTATATAAACACATTAAAAATGACAATGAGTATTATCTCGAAGATGGCGAAGAATTATATACTATTGTTAAGAATGGCACACCACTTCCAAAATGGCATGGAGTACTAAAAGATGTAACAAATTTAATGCGTGGTCTGTATACAGATATGCAAACAATTGAAGAAACATTTACGTCAAGTGATGTTTACAAGATGATTGACGAAGAATGTCCAACAATCATAGAAGCAGATAAGGAGCAGAGAAATGGGAATTAGAACAATCATTATGCACCCAACAGTTGAAAGAGCCACTCAAAATTGGTTGCAGTTATGCAGAAATCATAAGTCTTTGATTAAAGAAGCAAAGCGTAATCCTTTATCGGTCAAATTTATCAATGGTGATATTTGGTACTTTAGAGGGGAAACAGAAGGCGCAAGGGCATATAGAGGTTATCATGCTGAAATGATATGGATTGACGATTTCCCTCTTGATGAAAAAAATTGGTGAAGTATTTATAAAGGAGCAGGAAGATGGGAATAAGTGAGAGAAAACACCATATCAAAGTATTAAAAAGACTTTTAAAAGAAACCAAGGGAAAAATAGAGCTTTATTCTGATAACAAAAATATTGACTTACGGAAAGAAAAAGAAATAGTAGAAGCTCTAGGTTATGCCATACCCTCACTCAATTTGATGTATGAGAGAGAAGAAATTTATACCAAGGCTGATATGATGGCTATGCTTACAGAGATACAGTTGGAGATTGAGGAAATAGTCAAGGAAGAAGAAATAATTGATAGTAAATGGGCTAGTGGTTTGCATTATTCCGAGAAGATTATCCAACAGAAAATCAATGCCTTGAAAGGAGAATAAAGGTGAAAATACTAATTGACCTAATGATAGTAATTTTAGTCTATATGATAGGCTACAAAATGGGTGTAAATGATACAGATAAATTATGGTGTAATACCGTACACAAGGTTATACAGGAAGAATTGGAGAGAAGAGAAAATGCCGACAATACAAGAGAAGATAAGACAGAGGCGTAGACAAATGTTAGTTCATTCTTATATATATTATGAATTGAATCAGAACATAGTATCAGACCATAAATGGTCAGAATGGGCTAAAGAATTGCAAGAATTACAGCAGAAATACCCTAAAGAGTCAGCAGAAGTGGAGGAATATGACCAGTTCAAAGATTGGGATGGTAGCTCAGGTGCATTTTTAAAATTTGGAGAAAACATAAAGACCGTGGCGAAAATTCTATTAGAAAATCAAAGTAAATCAGCAAAATCAACTGGTTTAATCGCTCATTCTGAGAAAAAATCGCAAAAAGGCAAATTAAAATTAAAATCTAGTACAAGGAGCTTATTTTAAACGTATTGACATTTACGTTACTGTATTGTACAATCATCATGTAAATGATATATAACACGTTTTCAACACGACAAAAACAGAGAAAAAGGAGAAGAAAAGTGCCAAGACCAACAAGATTTTATAGTTCTCGTCAAGAGAAGCGTGTGGCGAAAGCAGTAAATGGTAAACAAGTGGCAAACTCTGGTGCACCTATATTTGTGGCAGGCGATGTAAGAAATGACCTCTTTCTTATAGAGTGCAAGACTCATACAGAAGCAAGACAGCAATTCACCATTAAGAAAGAGTGGATAGATAAGAACAGAGAAGAAGCATTTCAGATGGGAAAAAGATATTCAGCATTAGCAATAGACTTTGGTGATGGTGAGCAACATTATCTTATAGACCAGAGATTGTTTCTTGAATTGCTAGAACATTTAAGGGAGGTGAATAAAGAATGAGCTACAAAAGACCTTTTCAGCAAGCTATGGACAGTCTCGATAATGATATTGATACCATAGAAGATGAGTTACAGCAGATACTTGATATGGACAATATCGAAGATATTAAGATTGCCATTTCAGATGTGATACAGACAGTGAGGGAGATGAGATGACAAAAACAGAAGCAGTAAGACGCTATTTAAAGATAAATGGAAGTATAACTTCTTGGCAAGCTATACAGATGTATGGTGAGACCAGATTGTCTGATGTTATTTTGAAGCTCAGACAGAAAGGCTGGGATATAGAGTCTGTATGGCAGTATGGTACAGACAGAAATGGTAATGAGAGTAGATGGGTAGAATATGTCTACACAGAGAAAGAAGGAGATAAGTAATGAGTAAGTCTTTAGCAGTTAAGTACAGACCTGTTGATTTTTCATCGGTTATTGGACAAGATGCAGTAAAGATTATATTGAAACAGCAACTAGCAAGTGGCAATATTCATTCAGCTATGTTGTTCTGTGGACCATCTGGTGATGGTAAAACTACTTGCGCCCGTATTTTTGCAAACGAGTTGAACAAAGGTAAGGGCGTACCTATAGAGATGGATGCTGCATCTCATAACGGTGTAGATGATGTCAGAGAGATAGTAAAGATGGCGAGTACAAAAGCCGTTGATGCTGATTATAAGGTATTCATTATAGATGAGTGTCATTCTATCAGCAATACAGGATGGCAAGCATTTCTGAAATGTATAGAAGAACCGCCTGCAAGAGTAGTATTCATCTTTTGCACGACGGATCCGCAGAAGATACCAGCTACAATTCTGAGCAGAGTGCAGAGATTCCAGTTTCAGAAGGTTGCTACAGATGATATAGTCAATAGACTAGAAGCAATCATAGCATCAGAGGGCAAAGATACTGCCATTGAATATGATGTAAGTGCCATTCAGTTTATAGCTAAGTTAGCAGATGGCGGGGTACGATTAGCTATTCAATATTTAGAGAAGTGTCTGGCATACAATGATAGCATCACTACAGAGAATGTGGTAAAAGCTCTTAATGTCACCAACTATGATGATTTTATGGAGCTGACAGCAGACATACAGGATAATGATAGAGCTAGTGTGATTTCATTATTAGATTCCATTTACTCATCAGGAGTCGATTTTAAGCAGTTTTTAAAGCAGTATGTATCATTTATACTTGATGTAAATAAAACGCTCATCCTGAGCGACCTGGATGAAGCATTTAAGTACATCAATCTGCCGAGAACAAAAGAGATTGAGAGCTGGTTATCAGCGCAGTATAATCTTGATTTCTATAATCAGCTTTTACGCCATTTAGTAAAGCTCGATGCAGATGTGAAATATTCACAGAATCCTAAAGTCGATATTGAGGCTGGCATATTATTGTTTATGAGGTGAGAGAATGACAAAGTATAAAGTGGTTAGAACTTATGATGATGGAAGTTACGATACTGACAAGTTGCAGAGCGCATTTAATGCGGGCTATGAGTTTGTACGAGCATCAGAATATATACCTGAAGCCGTTCACAATGGAACTAGAAGATATGGATATATAGAGTACATACTTAAAATAGAGGTAGACGAATGATAGGACAACAAAAGTTAGTAGCACAACTTGATGACCTTATTGCAAGAGATAAGTTTCCTCGATTCTCTATAGTTTTAGGAGAAAGAGGTATGGAACATGAAGATGTCGCAAGATATGTGGCAGATAAGATGAATTGCACCATTATCGAGTTGTTAGATGTAAAAGTGGATACCATTAGAAGCATGATTGCGCAGGCATATAAACTTCATGCTCAGACGGTATTCAGTATTCCCCATGCAGATGATATGTCCATTAACGCAAAGAACGCCATATTAAAAGTCGTAGAAGATACTCCTAATAAGGCATACTTCATCATGTGTTTAGAGGACTTATCAAATACTCTGGCAACAATAGAGAGCAGAGGTATAGTATTCAGAATGAGCAGACCATCAATGCAGGATATATCAGATTTTACCCGTAGTCTGTATGTTGATAAGAAAAACATAGATGAAGAGGAGATAAATGACATCATAGCGATATGTACAAGTCCTGGTGATGTGTTGACAGTTAAGAAGAGCGGAGCAAAAAACTTTTTCAGATATGCAGAGTATGTGGTAGAAAATCTGACAAAAGTGTCGGGAGCAGAAGTCTTTAAGTTTTCAGATAAACTGGCACTGAAAGATGAGGAAGAGAAGTACGACTGCCGATTATTTTTGAAAAGTCTTTCTAATGTATATATGCAAAGATATAAAGAAACGTCAGATGGGCATATATTAAAGGCAGTCAGTATTATAGGCGCTCATTTATCAGATTTACGCATCAAGGGTATAAATAAAATGATGCTGATGGATAATATGTACTTATCTATTCGTAAAATATTTAAGTAGAATTTGGTACTACTTTATGATATAATGTATGAAAAAAAAA